TTTTGACCACGCCTCAAATTCAGCCGATAGCTTAAGAGGAGAGAACGATTCCAACTGCTTTCATTGGCGGAAGGGGTGGGATTCGAACCCACGGTGGAGTTTCCCCCACGGCGGTTTTCAAGACCGCGCGCGCTGTTTTTTGCCTTGTCACGTATATCATTGTATTAACATCCGTTTCAGCTTATCCGGCGTCGCGAGACCGCCGGTCGTGTGCCGGGTTATGTGTCGACCCTGATTTGGCGCGGCTCGCTTCGTCCGGCGTGAGGAAATCGAGATAAATCTCGGTCGTCTTCACGCTCGTATGGCCAAGGTGCTTCGATAGGTCGTAAATATTGCCGCCGCCCCTCAGCCACTCGACCGCGAACAGGTGACGCAAGTCGTGGAAGCGGAAGCGGCGGAATTCGCGCTTTTCGCGTTTGGCGTCGGTCTCGACCTTGCGGCGCAAGTGGCCGAAGTCCGAGGCCGCCTCCTTGAACGCCAGCCCGCCCTCGCGGCAAAAAATCAGGTTGCTTCCAAGCGTCGCCGGCTGTGCCGAGATATGTGCCGTCGCCTGGCGCGACAGCGCGAGGGTGCGGCGCTTGTTGCCCTTGCCAATGATTTCGAGCGTTCCGGCACGGGCGTCGAAGCGGCGCCAGCTCGCGGTGACCAGTTCGTCCTGGCGGCAGCCGGTCAGCCAAGCCGCGCGGATCAGAGCGCCGAAGCGCGGGCTCGCGGCGGCGATCGTCGCCTCGATGTCGGCCGGGTCGGGCAACGCGATCGGGTCGCGGCGCTCCTTGAGCATGCGGCGCTTGGAGAGGGTCGGGTTGCCCTCGCGCCAGCCCATCGCCTCGGCGTGGTCAAGCACCTGCGAGATGGCCGTGAGGTCGCGGCGCACCGTCGCCGGGCTCGCGCCTTCGCGCCGGCGGGCGGCGATCAGCGTGGCGATTGACGCCCCGTCGATCCTGTCGATGTCGAACGGCGCGAGATGCTGTTCGATCATGCCGAGGGAGACCGCGTAGCGACGTCCGGTGGAGGGGGCGAGCTGGTCGGCGGCGTGCTCGGCCCACGCCGTCACCGCGTCGCGCCATGATCGCGCGCGCTCGCCGCGCCAGCGCGCGGCCGAGATTTCCTCGATCCGCGCGTCGCGGAGCCGCCGAGCAGTCTTGACATCGCGCGTTCGTAGGCTTTCTCGGTGTTCGACGCCACGGATCGTGGCGCGCAGCCACCAGACGCCGGCGCGTTGATAGAGATTCGGCTCGCGCATTCCGCCTCCCTGGCCGCGATGAAGCGGCGGAGTTTTTCGGGGTCGAAGGTCCATAGCGTGCCGATTTTCGCCGCCCCTGGCAAGGCGCCGCGCGCCGCCAGCGCCTGCAGCCCGCGCAGCGTGACGCCAAGCATGGCGGCGGCCTCGGGGGCGCGGATGCGTGGGGCGGCGCGGCGGGTCATTCCGCCGCCTCGCGCGATTTCGGCGTCCCGCGCCGGTCGTAAATGCGCGCGAGTTTTTCGCGCGCTTGTTCCTCGTCGCGGGCCGTCACGTCGCCGGCCGGCTCGCCGTAGAGGCCGAAGCGTTGCGCGCCCTCGCGGAGCAGCTCGAGGTAGGTGACGCCGCCGACATATTGTCCGAGCGCCTGGCGCAGCGTGTCGTAGCCGATGTCCGGCGCCGCCGCCCAAAGGTCCTGGAATATCTCGCGCTTGAGCGGGCGCTTGTCCTTGGCCTCCATCGCGAAGGCCTGGGGGAAGCGGCGCGACAGCTCGCGAAGCGTGTCGCCGATTTTGGGGCGGCTCATCGCTCGGGCTCGTTTCCGATACGCGACGGGATTGTCTCTTCGGAGCGGGTTTCCGCGAAGACCCATGATTGCGTGTCGAGATCGTGGCGCTTCGCCCATTCGCGGATGCAGGTCTCGACAGCGTCCGCTAGGTCGCGCTCCTGGTCATATGTTGGCCGCTTATCGAAGACATGGCCGTCGCCATCCGGATCGAGCAGCTCCTCGTTTTGATCCGCGAGGCGCTCCAAGATGCAATCGCCATCGAAGCGCAGCGAAATCGGCTCCTTGCGCGCCTCGCAGATCGAAAAGCCCTCGCCGGAATATTCCGTGAGTCCGTCGCGGATCGCGTCGTCGCGCGTGGGGCCGGAGAGGTTCCAGCGCTCCTTGTCTTGGGTATAATACCAAGCCCAGCCTGTCGTCGTGGCGGCCTTCGCCGATTGGTCGACTTCGCTGATGGCGCGAGCTTGGAGAATGCTCGTCTTGAGCGCCTTTCCATCGACGGCCACGCACACGCCATCGAACAGCCCTTCCCGAAAACAGTTCTTGGCAAAGCGGGCTAGCCCGTCGCGGTTTTTCTGATCCGCCGGGGATATTTGCTCGATGAATTCCGCGAGGTCGGTTCGCTTCGCCCAAAGTTCGGCCTCGGCATCAAGCGCTTGCTCCAAAAATGCGGGGTGAATGGTTGCGTTGCGTGGCTTCATTGCGCGGCCTCCGCCTGGCTTTTCAAGCCGAGATAATGGATGCCGGCTTTGGTGCGCTTTTTCTCGATGCCATTGGCTTCGAGCGCCTTTGAAAAAGCGATGACGCTCATCGGGGCGACGTTTTCGCGCTCGGCCCAGGTGACGAAATCTCCGTAGAGCAGGCTCGCCTTGATCCCCTCGGGCGGGAAGTCGCGGGTCTCGACGAAGCGGGCGACGGCCTGCTTGCCGGCGTCGTCGTCGTCGATCGCCTCGGCCATCGCCTGCGCGGTGGAGCGCTTATCCTTGAGATCGGGGATGCGCTCGTCGGCGCGGGTTTGGTCCTCGGCGGTGACACAGAGCCAGACGTTGGGGAGCGGCCATGGCCCGTCTATGAAAGCGTCATGATCATTATCGCCGTCGGCACTTATATTCCCGACGCGATCTCCGATATTGACGCGAGTCCATGGGGTCAAGAGATACTCCCTCATCCGCTTCGACCGTTTCGTCAGCACTTGAAACGTGTGCTGCGGACACAGCGCCATCACCGCGAAAATCCTGTCGATCCATTCGTCGGGCACGCTCTCGTGGAAGAGGTCGCTCATGCTGTTGACGAAGATTTTGCGCGGCTTCTTCCAGCGCAGCGGCGCGAGCAGGGTCCTTTCGCTCGCCAGCGCGACCTTGCCGGTCCAGACGGGCTTGCCGTTGACCATTTCGGTGAGGCCAACATAATGATCCGCGCCGCCCATGCGCTCGATCCGCGCGGCCTGGCGCATCGCATAGCAATTCGTGCAGCCCGGCGAGACGATGGAACAGCCGGCGAGCGGGTTCCAGGTAGCGTCGGTAAATTGGATTTTGCACTTGCCGGTCATCGCGCGACCCCTGCCGCCGTGAACGCTCGCGTTATGCAAGGCCGCGATTCCGACAGGCGCTTGATGACTTCCTCGATCGAGACACAGATTTCGTTCGCCATGAGCGCCATCAGCTCAGGTTCCTCGCCGTCCTGTGTGAGAATGATCAGCCGTTTGCCACGGCCCGCGAACCAGCCGCCTTCAAGATGCGCGGAACGCCCGCACGGCAGCACAAGCACGCATGTGTCGGCCCATTCCATGCCGCGAAGATCGGTCACATAGCCGCGCGCGGCGATTGGACTCGTCGTCAGGATGCTTCGATAGTCGTCGGCCGACCACGCTTGCCAGTTCGGATCGATTTCCGACCATGCGAATCCCTTCACCCCGTTCGGCGGATTGCGGAAGTCATAGACTTCATGCCCGGCCATGCGGAGGCGATCGACGACGTTCGGCTGATAAGGATTGCGCCATGACGACGCGACATAAATTCTAGGCATTTCAGACCTTTCGTCTTGGCGGGTTAAAACGGAATATCGTCGTTAAGCTGATCCGCGAGACGCGAGCCGCCGCCCGCGTGATCCTTGATCGGCTGGTCGCGGGTGCGGGTTTCGCCGTAGTCGTCGGGGCCGGGGGCGGCGCGGCGCTCGTTGCGGAGCAGCTTCAATTCGCCGCTAAAGGGGCGCAACACGATTTCGGTTACGCGGCGCGTGGCGCCATCCTTGTCGGTATATTCGCGCGTTTCGATCTGGCCCGAGACGAAAAGCTGATCGCCTTTCTTGACGTATTTGACGGCGACCGCGCCGATGTTCTCGTTGAAGATCACGATGTTGTGCCATTGAACACGCTCCTTACGCTCGCCAGTCGTCTTGTCGTTCCAGCTGTCGCTGGTCGCGATCGAGAAGGTCACGACCTTGCCGCCGGTCGATGTCGTTCGGCTTTCCGGATCGCGGCCGAGATTGCCGATCAGCTCGGCGCGGTTGAGGGTCATCGTCTCTTGCCTTTCGCTGGCGCGGGGTCTTTCAACCCCAGTCCCTTGATGGATGAATATTTCTTGGGGAAGCCGTTCGCCGCCATCGCCGCGAAGAACGCGTCTTGACCCAGCGACGGGAAGCCGCGCAACGCGCCGAACGGGTCGTAGCGGGCGGCGAGGTCAACGGCCTTGACGCTGGCGTCCTTGACCCGCTCGCAGGCCTCCTCGATGAACAGGCGCACGCGGGCGGCGTCGTCGAGGGGTTCGGCGTCTTCGTCGCTGGCTTCTTCGCCCGAAGCGACGGGCGCGGTCTTCAGCGCGAGCCCGGTGAAGCTGCGGCCGTTCTTTCCGAAGCCCTCTTTCTTCATCGCGGCGAAAAATTTCCGGTTCTCCAACGAGGGCCATCCTCGCGCGGCGCCAAACAGGCCGAAGCGCTCGACGATCACATTGACGAAACACTGCGCCTGCCAATCGACGACGCAGGCCTTCTCGATGAACAGGCGCACGCGGGCGGCGTTGTCGACGGGCCCAGGTTCGTCCGTGGTTGTTCGCGCTTTTTGCAAAGAAGCCTCGTCGGCGTCGATCGCGGCCGCCATCGCTTGCGCCGTGCTTTGGGGCGCCGCGTGCTCCGGCTTGGCGCCGCAGGCGGTCGCGAGGTCGCGCGGCAGCCATTCCTTGTCCTTGGCCAGCTTCGCCGCGGCGACAAGGAGCGGCTTGACCTTCGATTTCTCGGCGGCCGTGGCCGCCGCCTCGCCGTTGAGATCGCGGATCGCATCCACCGCGCCGGTCTTGCCAACCGCGCGGAAATATTCGGGATAGTCGAACGCATCGGCCATGCGCGCGTAGATGTCGTCGAAGCGCGAGGCGACGGCGAGAAGCAGATTGGCGATCTCGGGGTTGGCGTCCTCGACCTCGATATGGCGGCCGATCAGTTCCGCGAAGGCGTTGGTGATCGGCGCCTGCAAGCGCCCCGCCGCCGCCTGCGCGCAACTGAGCAGCGCGCTCGCAAATTTCTCACCGCTGATCTTGCGCAGCAGCTCACTCTTGGGCTGGCCGAACACGACGCCCTCGCTGGCGACGGCTATCCCCTCGCGGCCCCATTGGCAGCCGAGCGCCGCGACGAGAAACACCGCCGCGAGCGTGGCGTCCTCGGCGCAAGCCACGCGCAGCGCGGCGTTGATCGCCTCGACGCGGATGGTCTTTTCCGCGTTGCCGATTTTCTCGGTTGGCGGGAGTGGCGGCGGGGCGGCTGTCTTGCCCTTGGGCGCGGGCGGCTCGCGGTCTTGCGACGTGGGTTCTTGTCGCGGCGGGGCCAAGGGAATCGCGCGGGTCGTGACGGCGCGGCCCAAGATGTTCAACTCGACGCGCACGCCCAGCTTGATGCGGTCGGCTTGTCGCACGACACGCAGCAGCCCGCGCGCCTCGATTGCCTCGACTTCGTCCAGCAGCCTTATGCGGGCGGCATCGTCCTCCTCGCCGCTCATCAAGACGTCGATCGCGGCCAGCCGCTCGGTTTCCTCGGGACGTAGATCGAGAAAGATATCCAGCGGCTCGGCGTCGTGGTCCTCGTCAACGAGGAAGAAGCCCCAGTCCTCGGCCTCGGCGATCTTCTCGGCCTTCTCCGTCAGCAGCGCCTTGACGGTCTTTGCGGCGATCGCCGCGTCGAGAAAGATCGGCGCCTCGCTGAACAGGTCCTCATCGATGCGCCCGCCATTATCGACATAGCGATCCGCCCGCGCCGGATCGGCCGCCAGAAACCGCGCCTCGGCGCAATCCGGGTCCAGCGCGTCGGCGCGCAGTTTTCGCGCGATCGCGAAGGCGTCGTCGAGCCGCGTCGCCCGCGTCTCGATGAGCGCCTCCTGCGCCTCGATCGTGCCGTGGGTGAAGGCGATGGCGACATCTCTTGTGATCTCGCCGCGCCGCCACAGGCCCAGCACCACCGGCGACAGCGCCGCCAGCCTGATGTGGCGCTCCACGTCGCGCCTGGCCTCGTGGAAGATGCGGGCGATGTCCTCGACCGCGCGGCCGGATTTCGCCATCGCGGAGAAGGCCTCGATCTTGTCGACCGGATGCAGCGCGGTCTGGGTCAGCGACACCGCCGCCGCCGCCTCGCGCGCCTCGATCTCCGAGCCCTCGAACAGCCGCGCGCGCACGACGATCGGGCTGTCCGGCGTCCTGGCCTGCAGCAGCCGCAGCGCGTCGATCCGGTTGCCGCCATTCAGCATCGCATAGGCGCCGTCCTCGGCGATCGCTAGCGGCGGCTCGATCAGCCCGCATTCGACGATCGTCGCCGCGATCTCCTCGATCTTTTCGGGCGGCGCGGAGGCCTGGCGCGGGTTGAGGCGCGAGCGGCCGGCGATGCTGGCGAGCGGAATGTCTATTTCGGTGATCGTCATGGGGCGTCCTTGTCGGCGGCGTCGCGAAAATGGCAGCGCGCCGCCTGTTCGATGTGGTCGAGCAGCACGGCCGCGCGGGCCTCGCGCTCCTGGCTGAGATTGGCGCCCAGCGGGCCGAGATCGGGGGCGACCAGGCCGGCGAAATGAACGATCGCGCGGCGCAGATCGCCCTGCTCCATCGCCTCAAGGATCGCGCGCTCGCGCCGGTCGAACATGTCGCGCGCGCAGGCCCGGGCGAGTTCGAGCTGACTCGCCGATTGGCCTACCGGCGGCGGTGGCCGCAGCGGGATGACGGGGGCGGCCGCGGGCCGCATGGGAATGATGTTGTCGGCGGTCATGGCTCCCCCCGGTCGCGGCGAGCCCGATCGGCGCGCGCCAGCCGTCGCGCCGCCTCTTCGCCTTGCTCCAGCCGGCGAAGCGACCAAAGTTCGTCGTCGAGGTCGACGCGGCGGCGATGCGCCCGCAGAACCATGAAAGCGGCGGCCCCGCCGAACAGCGCGACCGCGCCGAGCCAAAGGGCGACGATGGAAAAGCCGCTCTCGAGCCACGTCCAATCGGCGGCGCCGATGGCGGCGAGCATGGACAGCATCAGCAGCGCGATGGCGGCGAGGCGGCGTAGGACGGGTTTGGGCGGGATCATCTGGTCTCCGTCAGTGTTGGCGCGCGCCGAGCGCGGGGATGTCGCGCGGCTCTTCCGCGCCGATGCGGCGCGCGAGGGCGGCGACGCGAGTGGCGATCTCTTTCTGCTCGGCCGCGATCTCCGGCGGCACGCGGCCATCGCAACTGGTTTCGGCAAAGCGGGCGAGATAAAGCTGCAGGCCGACCAGCAGCTCGAAGGTCAGGCTGCCCGAGGATTCGAACAGCAGCCCCTTGGCGTTGTGCAGCGCCTTGACCGTCAGTTCGGCGAGCGGCTCAGCCACGAGCTGGCGCTCCGCGCTTGGCGCGGGCGTCGCGCGCCTGGCGGGCCCAGGACATCGCCGTCGGCAGGAAACTGTCAATATCGGCGGCGGCGAGGCCAGCGCGCCGCAGCACGCCGCGCGCGAAACAGGGAAGGTCGCAGCAGTCGAACGGCTCGAGCAGCCGCGCCATGCCGGAAATCAGCAGCGCCTCGGTGGGGTAGATTTTTTGCATCGCGGGCCTCGCCGGGTGGGTGACGAGGCGAGAATAGCGTATAAAAATACGCTGTCAATCGGAAAGCGTATTTTAAGCCGTTTTGCGGGTTCGGCGCGGCGGAGCTAGACTATTCGACGTGAGGGAAGGCGCTTTCGCGTATCAAGCAAGAGGCGAGCATGAGGCGAATTTTAATTATGATTCTTATGTGCGCCTCGGCCCGCGCCAGCGCTCTCGACGCGGACAAGGAGACGCTCGCGGAATATGCGGCGAGCCCTCCCGCCGTCAGATCAAAATTTGCATTCGATATGGCGGATACGCTCCGTCCGAATCACCCGAAACTCACGGCAGAGTTCCTTTCAGGATGTCTCGACGTGGCGGCGGCTCCCAAGGAGAGGCAGGCCATGAACTTACGCGCGACGGTCATAATATGCGCCATGGCTGGCGATGCAGGCGTCGCGGAAGGAAAAGAAAAAAGCGATGTTGCACTTGGCGAGATCGTGGCGAAAATCAAAAAGGCGACGCTTGATCGGGTTAAGGTTCTCGAGCCGGTCGACCTAGCGGTGCAGACCCATAAATGGGATGGTAAAATCATCCAAACGACCGCAAACTGCTTTTATGCCGACGCGCGCGAATATCGCTGTATCCCAGCATCTGGTTCACGAATTGATTTCAGTTTCGTCGGCCCGCAGCCCGCGCGCGATTATGTCGAAAAAAATTGCGATACGCTGCAAGGCTCTTTGTCGAGGCGCTGCAGGTTTTTAATTCGTTTCACTTATGAGGGTTATTCGCAAATGGAAGTCGGTGGCCTCTTGGGCCACCAAACAACGATAAGCGCGGAAGATGGCATTGGCGTCCTTCAGCCGCCAAAATAGGGTTTTCAGCTGAAGCCCCGGCGCTATTAGACACCGAAAAGCTCGTTTACCGTCAATACTCTATGTATGGCAAAAATCGTGCTTTTCTTGTATTTTATCACCGCGGCCGGGTTTAGTTGCCTGACCGTCACTTCGTCCGGCGTCTCGCGGACGAAGTTTTTAATATACGCCTCGATGCCGGCGGTTGGATATGCCCGTGTTTGCAGGATGATCGTGTCGTCAGCTCTATACCTTCGGTGTGGATGCACGAAGCGGAGTTCCCCCGGCTTATGCTCTGGGCACATCGATTCGCCGACCACGTAGATCGCGTAGGCGTCGTCGACGCCTTCCAGCCCCGGCGGCCGATCCACATATTCGATGATATGCGGCGAGATTTCGAAGCCGTTGGCCAGAGCGCCGGACGCCGTGCCGCGCACGGGGAGGTTTTTGCGGGATGGCGGCGCGCGGCGGCTGACGCGCGCGGCGCGGACTTCGCCCAGGAGTTTTTGCGCGGGCGGCTCGTCATCGACCATGAAATCGGTTGGCTTGCATCCGAGCACGGCCGCCACCTTAGCCAGTGTCGTCATGCTCGGGTTGCCTCGATCGAATTTCTTTTTTGTCAGGGTCGTGTCGGCGAGGCCGGCTTTTTTCGCCAGCGAGGTAAGTGTAAAGCCTTGGGCGCGGGCCTCGCGTTCGATCGCCGCGACGACGGAATTTATAGTCTTTTCCATGGCTTATTCTCGCGTATTTAGATACTTGATACGAGCGCATTAAAATACGTTGACGGCGTATTAAGATACGCTATGCTCTCGGCATGGATGACATCGCCCAGCTCATTTGCGTTCTCGACTCCTTCGCGGCTCATACGGGCCTCGCGGAGACAACCATCTCCACGCGGATATTCGGGCGCGGGACGCGGATTCGCGAGCTACGGAGCGGCGGCGACATGGGGTCGCGCACCGTGCGCAAGGCTCTCGAAAAGCTGGCGGAATGCTGGCCCGAAAACGCGCCCTGGCCCGAGGGCGTCGCGCGTCCCGAATCGCCCTCCAACCACCAGGCCGCCGAATGAGCGCCGCCCCCTCCCCTTTCGCGCCGGCTCTCCGGCGCTTCCCCTCTTCGCGCGGGCTCGATGGCCGCGCGAGGTTCGCAGCCTCGGGTGTCCGATGCTTCGTAGCCCTCCTTGGGCGTTTCCTCCCTTGACTTCCCCGCGCGGCGCCCGTCGCGCGGGGCTTTTGGGAGGGTGAGAGTTCCGTCGGCGCGCGGGGGTTGTTCTTCGCGTCGACCGCAAGCGCGGGGCCGGGCATCGCGTGGATAAAAGCCCGGCGTGTTTTCGTAGCGTTGCTTGATGCGTCGGTTGGCCGGCGCGGCGATCGCCCCCCGTTCGCCGCGTCGGTTGGTTCGGGCCCGTCCCACGGGTCATTTCGAAGCGTGACGTGCGTCCTCCTGTCTTGAGCAGGACAGCACGGGAGTCCCCGTAAATGTTGTCAGTGGTTCGTGACGAAATGGTCGCCGCCTCGGCGCGCGACGGTTTGGCCCGCGACTGCGTGCGTCACCTGCAGCGCCGCTATGCGCGGCGCTCGGGTTCGGCGGTCAACGCGCGGCGTGGATTGGCCCGCGATCTCGGCGTCGCGCCGGGGCGGGTCGAGCGGTTCCATGCCGGGCGCGTCAAGGGCGTGAGGGTGGTCGATTATGCGCGGATCGCCGCGCTGTTCGCCCACGAGGTCGAGAAGGAGATCGCCGAGCTGACCCACCGCGCGCAACTGGCGCGGCAATGTGGGGAAGGGTTTGGCGGCGAGAGGTTGATCGAGATCGAGACGCATCTGGCCGCGGTTCGCGCGCTTTTGGGGAGGTGAGGATGGGATTGCCGCTCGATACGCCGGTGGGAGCCGAGATTGTGTGCATCGACGCGTGGGGATTGCGCCCGACATTCGCTGACATTCCGCCGCCGCCGTTCGCCGAGGGCGACTTATGCATGCTCGCGGCATGGGAGCTGATCGACGGCGCTCGTCTCGTGCGCTTGGCTGGATTGCCCGCGCCTTATTCGGGCTGGGTGTTCTGTCCATCGCGCTTCCGCCTTCTCCAACTCGGCGGCCTCGACGCGCTGCTGCGCGCTGAAAAGCCGGTCGACGCATGAGCGATCTGCTCGCCTCGCTCGCCCCTCCGCCGCCCCGAACATCGCGCGAAAAGGCGCCGGCGCGCGCGGCCAAGATCATTCGCGATCTGAAATCGCCCGACGCGCACAAGTGCTGGGTGTGCGGCGTTTTCACCGGGTTGGCGTTTTGCGTCTCGCCGGGGGCGTTCGTGTTTCATTGCAAGGCGCATGAAGGGGTCCGCCGGTGAGGAAGAAGACCAGGCGCGCACCCGTGGAACGAAGCGCGGAGCGCGACGCGACGCATGGCGAGTTCGACGAATCGGCGCGCGTCGCGCAGATCCTTAAGGGCATCGTTCGGCGCTCGCGCAACTGGGCGGTGATGCCGGCGCAGGCGCGCGAGGCGATCGACGAGATTTGCGTCGCGCTGGCGTGGTTTTTGTGCGGCGACTGGCGGTTTCCAGATCATGTCGAGGCGATGCTGCGCGGGCTGGAGATTATTCGAAGACTCGCGGGGCGGCGATGAACGGGCTCGCTCGCTATGACATGGCGCGGGCGGCGTTGGCCGAAGCGTTTCGCTTCGACGAGGTGAAGGCGATTCGCGACAAGGCCGTCGCCTGTCGCGCTTATGCGTTGCAAGCGAAGGACGGCGAATTAATCGGCTATGCGACCGACATTCGGATGCGCGCCGAACGCCGCGCCGGCGAGATCTTGCGCGACATGGCGGAAAAGGGTGAGCGCGATCGGGGATGCGGCGACCGTAAATCGGGGTCGCAAAGCGCGACTCCGAAGCTGATCGATCTCGGCGTCAGCAAGTCGCAATCATCGCGCTGGCAACAGCTCGCCCTTCTCGGCGAGGAAGAGTTCGAACGCCGCGCGGAAAGCGCCAAGCGGGAGGCGGTCGCGTCGATCGAGCGGCCGGCCGGCGAACGTCTGCGCGAAAAGCAGGAATCGCGCGAGGCGCGCGAGCGCGAATTGGCGGTTCGTCAACGCGCGCTGCCGGACAAGCGCTATGGCGTGATTCTCGCCGATCCCGAATGGCGGTTCGAACCTTATTCGCGCGTCTCCGGCATGGATCGCGCGCCGGAGAACCATTATCCGACGACGGAAACAACCGGCATCGCCGAGCGCGACGTGGCGTCCATCGCCGCCGACGATTGCGCGCTGTTCCTGTGGGCGACGGCGCCGATGATCGAAGATGCGCTGCGCGTCCTGCGCGCCTGGGGGTTCGCCTATAAATCGCAGTTCGTCTGGAACAAGAACCGCATCGGCATGGGCTACTGGAACCGCAACAAGCACGAGCTATTGCTCATCGGCGTCCGGGGGGCGATCGCCGCGCCGGCGGCGGGAACGCAATGGGATTCGGTGATCGACGCGCCGCTTGCTGAGCATTCCGCCAAGCCGGAAGTCTTTCTCGAACTGATCGAAAGCTATTTCCCCAACCTTCCCAAGATCGAGCTCAATCGGCGCGGCCCCGCGCGCGAGGGCTGGGACGCGTGGGGACTGGAAGCCGAGGGATTTGAGGCGTCGTCATGAACATCCGCACATTCGTCTACATTCCGCATTCGCGCCGCGCGGCGTTCAAGGCGCTGGGCTGGATCTGCTCCAGTCTTCGCGGGCCGCATGGTCTCTATTCCGTGCTCGGCGAATGGCCGTTCGACACAGCGCCGGTGTTCCCGGAAGGCGGAAGCGGCGGCATGAGAATCGTCGTCGACACGTCGGAGAAATCCATCGAGCTCGAAGCCGCGACGCTGCGGTCGTATGGCGATTATGTCGAGATGATCGAGGCCATCGTCACGCAGATCGCGCTGCTCTGGCCGGACGAACATCGCGCCTATATCGAGAGCGGGGACGACGACGATCCGCAACATGACGCGCCGGATTCGGAGCCGTCGGACGTCAAGCTTCTCGGCCTCGAGGCGGAGGGGCTGCCGATGTTTCTCGCCTCGCATTCCAACGCGTCGGTCGCGGCGCAATTGGGCATTTCCACCAAGGACGCCGGAAACATCAAATGCCGCCTGCGCAAGAAGGGATTGCTGCTATGAGCGTCAATCCAAGGCGGTCGGCGCACGCCAAGAGATTGCTGGCCGATCCCGAGCGGCTCGCGCGGCTACGTGCCGGCAGCGCGCGTGCATGGGAGGACCCGGAGCTCCGCGCGCGTCGCATAGCGGCGATCTCGGCGGGCGTGAAGGCGGCGGCGGAGAAAAGGAATCTGCGCAAGAAGCGCGCGCGGAAAATCGCCGTTCCCGGCTGGGTGCCGAAGGATTTGCACGCGGCGTTCGTCGAATGGGCGCGCGAAAGGGACGAGTTTTACGCCGCCGCCAAGGTGCGCGCGATGAAGCGCGAAGGGGCGACGCCATGAGCTCGCGCGCGCATGACGATTTCCTGGCCGAGGCGCGGGCGGCGCCCGTCGTCGATTACGCGTGGCGGCTCGGGGTCAAGGCTTTGCGCGACGAACAGGGCGGACCTTGCCCGTGCTGCGGCGGCACCGATCGCTTCGCGGTCAATGGGCGCAAGAACCTTTGGCTGTGCCGCGCCTCGGGCGCCGGCGGCGACGCGATCGCGCTGGCCCAGCACGTCAAGGGGCTCGATTTTCTCGGCGCCTGCGAGGAGGTGCTGGGGCGTCCCGCCCCGGAGCGCGAGCGGCGCGAATCCGACGAAGAGCGCCGGGCGCGCGAACAGGCTTTCGCGCGGCGGGTCGAGGCGGCCCACGCGGAGCAGGAACAGGCCGCCGCGGCGTTTAACAAATATCGCGAGGCGGAACGCCGGCGCGCGCATGATCTTTGGACCAGCGCCCGCGCGGCGCGCGGCGCGCCGGTCGAGCAATATCTTAGCCTTCGCGGACTGACATTGCCGGACGGCGCGCGGCTGAAATTCATGCCGCGCGCGGCCTTGTGGAACGCGTCCTGGCCGAACGGCAAGGTGATCCACAGGGGTCCGACGATGATTGCCGCCATGGCCGGGCCGGACGGCAAATTCGCCGGCGCGCATCTGACCTATCTCGATCTGGCGCGGCCGAAGGGCAAGGCCGAGATCGTCGACCCCGACACCGGCGAGGTCGCCGACGCCAAGAAGACGCGCGGCTCGTGGAAGGGCGCGTCGATCATGCTGGCGCGCGCCGAAAGGGAGCCGACGCGGCTGTTTATCGGCGAGGGAATCGAGACGGTGTTGTCGATGCGCGAGGCGCTGCGGCGCGCCGGTTCGCCGCTGCTCGACGGCGCGGAATTTCGGTCCTCGGTCAATCTCGGCAACATCGCCGGCAAGGCGGCGGGCTCGGTCGCGCATCCGACGCTCAAGGCGATCAACAAGGCCGGGCGCGAATATACGGTGCGCGTGCCGTGCGACGAGATACCCGACGCCGAGCCGTGGCCGGTGATCCCGGTCCCCTCGACCGTGCGCGAACTCTATCTGCTCGGCGACGGCGACAGCGATCCCTTCACCACCGGCATGGCGCTGCGGCGCGCCGCCAAAAGGTTTTCGCGCGCCTATCCCTTCTTGAGCGTTCGGATCGCGATGGCCGCGCCGGGAATGGATTTCAACGACATGCTGCTGGCCAGCGAACATCGGAGCGCGGCGGAATGAGCGATTTCGACGACGAGGATTGGGTCGATCTCGAAAAGGTTTCGGCATCGTCCGTTCAAAAGCCAGATGTCACGATTTCGCTTAAGCCCGCGCCTGGGCGCCATAATCCGAAGGTCGCGCCGCGGGTGAGAGCGGTCGTTTGGCTGCGGCGCGCGGCGGCGGAATGGATCGAGGCGCATGGGCCGCGCTTCAAGACGCAGGTCGGCGGCAAGGGCTGCAATCTGCTGCGCATCGTCCGGCAGGCCAATGGGCCGTTCGAGGCGGCGGGGTTCAAGGGCGTCAAGCGGCTCGGGATCGGGCTGGTCAACCTATGGCCGAACGAAATCCGCGCCGATGTCGAGGCGAAATGGGTCGAGACGCCGGGCGGCCTGGTGCTGACCCTGCCGGACGATTTCGCGCTGCCGGGACAGGGCGACGCGCCGAAGGCGCGGGAGGAAGCGCCGGTCCAGAAACCCGCGCCGAGGCCCGCGACGCCACAACCGTTCCCGATCACGACAGCGGCGCGGGGCCTTGAGAGGCGGGTTTCGCGCGACGAACTTGTCGACGCGATGGAGACGAAGGCCCGCGCGTTTCCGTGCGAGATCGGCGGAGTGAAGATCACGCCGAGCGAGCGGGATATTCTCGACGTTCTGCTGAAGCGCGAGCGCGTCTCCAAGGAGGGCCTGCTCGCCGCGACGTTGGATCCAGGCGCCGACGACGATGATCGCGACGCCAAAAGCGTCGATGTATGGGTGTGCAAACTGCGCGCCAAGCTTTCGCCGCTGGGGATCGCGATCGAGACGCTGTTTGGCGAGGGCTATCGGCTCGACGCCGGCTCGAAGGCGCGGCTGCGGACGTTCGTCGACAAGGCGAGGGCCGCATGAGCTGGACCGATGAGCGCGTCGCGCGGTTGCGGGAGTTGTATGGCGACGGGCTTTCCTGCGCGGAAATCGCCGCCGAGCTCGGCGGGGGCGCGACGCGCAACGCGGTGATCGGCAAGATCGAGCGGATGGGGCTCAACGACGGATCTTGCGCGCGAAAGCCGCGAGCCGCGCGCGTCGCCAAGGCCCCGGCGCCGCCAAAAATCGCGGAAGTTTCGCGCTCGCCGGAAGAGGCGCGCGCGGTCGTCATCATCGAGGAAGCGCCCGCGCCGATCGACGGCGTGACGCTGTTCGCCGCGCGCGAAAATCATTGCCGTTGGCCGCTTGGCGACCCGCGCGATCTGGAGAGCTTTCGCTTTTGCGGCGCGTCCAAGTTCGGCGAGACGCCCTATTGCCGCGCGCACCACGGACTGGCGTTCGACATCAGGGTGAGAAAGCCGAGCCAGCGCGCAAGGCGGCCGTTCATGGCGGAGGATGTGTGATGGGTGAGCCCAAGCGATACGATCTCGAAAAATTGCGCGAACTGTCCGCGCGATTGGAGGCGTCGCGGGCGATCGATCGTCCGCTCAATGGCGCGCTGCATGATTTCTTCGGCTTCACGCACGAAGATCATTGCCGCGGTTGGTGTCACGAGAACGGCCGGACCGATCTCACGCGCGCGCATTATCTCGCCGCCTGGGCCAAGTCCTTCACCTCCTCGCGGGACGCCGCGCACGCGCTGTTTGAGCGGGTCTTACCCGAATGTAGCTGCCTCGAAGGGAGAGGGCAGATTCGGCCCGACGAGCCCATGTTCGGCGCAGTCGTTTACGCGGATTTGACGCCCTCGCGAGAGCTGGGCGTGGCAGAGGGCGACGTTCCCGCGCGCGTGCTGTGCCTCGCGATTTTGCGCGCGCTGATCGCGTCAGAGGAGGCGCGCGGATGAGCAAGGATCGTCCGATCATCTTCTCCGCGCCGATGGTTCGAGCGCTGCTCGAAGGGCGAAAGACCATGACGCGGCGGGTGTTGTCGCGCCTCAACGGGAAAGGCGCGATCGCTGAATTTGGCCCGTCAACGACCGATGGTTATCAATGGCATTTTCGGGACTCCCACGCGCGGTGGAACGATATTCGCGACGCGCGGCTGTTTGAGCTGCTTCCCATTTCCGTTGGCGATCGGCTTTGGGTGCGAGAGGCATGGCGCGCGTCGTCCGCGCATGATGATCTTCCGCCGCGGGATATCCCAGTCGGCGACGCTATAGAATATTCCGCCGATCCGGAAAGGGTTGTCACTGGGCGGAACCGCCCCGGCATGTTTCTCCCTCGCTGGGCCTCGCGACTGACGCTTATCGTCAAAGGCGTGAAGGTCGAACGGCTGCATGACATCAGCCTTCAGGACGTCCGCGCCGAGGGATGCGAGGTGCGGCAAATGTGGCTCTTTGGAGCTGACGCCAAAGGCCGACAAGAGATCGGCGCGAACGCCTTCCGCGGTCTTTGGGAATCGATCAACGGCGCCGAGTCATGGTCGCTTAACCCGTGGGTCACCGCGATCTCGTTTCGCGTGATTCGCGCCAATATCGATGGCGCGAAGGCGCGCGAAAAATGACCGACGATATCGTCAAGGCGGTCGAGGACGCGAAGGTTATCGTCTTTTCGACGCGCGCGGAGCTGGAGAAGGACGCCGAAAAAAAGCGGAAGTCTCCCTCTCGCGGGAAAGGCGGGGGCAAGCCGCCGCCGCCGGACGATCCGCCGCCGCCCGATGACGCGCATGGCGGTCCAGACGATGGCGGCTCCGGCGATTTGATCGATTTGATGAACCGCGAATGGGCGTTTTTGCTGATGGGCCGCGACGCCGTGGTGATGCGCGAGCAGCCGGACGCGCCGGAGCGCGACCGCATTCGCATGCTGACCCGCACGGCTTTCGCGGCCTATTTGCAAAATCGCTCGGAGCGCTTCCTCTCGCGGCAAAGAAACCCCGCCAGCGGCGAGTGGGAAGAAGTCTGGAAGACGCGCAAGCACGCGCCTTTTTGGCTGAATTCGCCGCGGCGCCGGCAATATGACGGCGTGGAATTCTTCCCCGATCGCGACAACGCGCCGGGGACGCCTGGCTATTTCAATCTGTGGCGCGGCTATTCGATTATCCCCGACCCAAATCCGCCGACCCCACGCCAGCGCGGCGCGGGCGACCGCAGCGAGAAATATTTCAAGTTCCGCGATCATCTCTACGCCAACATCTGCGCCGGCGACGACGCTATTTTCAAATGGGTGTGGCATTGGTTCGCGCATCTCATCCAGCGGCCGCGCGAGCGGATCGGCACCGCGCTGGTGATGCGCGGGCGCATGGGCACCGGCAAGAGCAAGGTCGGCGAGATCATCGGCTCGCTGTTCTCGTCGCATTACATCTCGATCGACAGCCCGCATCTCGTCACCGGCCAGTTCAACGCGCACATGGCCTGGTGCACCTTGATGCTGGTGGACGAGGGTTTTTGGGCCGGCGACAAGCAGGCCGAGGGGCGGCTCAAGGGGCTGATCACCTCGTCGGAACAGATGATCGAGGCCAAGGGCGTCGATCCGATCAAGCTGGCCAATTACATCCGGCTGCTGATTTCCTCGAACGAGGACTGGGTGATCCCGGCCGGCATGGACGAGCGGCGTTTTTGCGTGCTCGACGTCGGCGAGGGCAATAAGGAAGATCACGGGTTTTTCCGCGCGATGGACGCCGAGATGAATTCGGGCGGGCGCGAGGCGCTGCTGGCCGATTTGCTCGAGGTCGATCTCGACGCGGCCGACGCGCCCAACCTGCGCAATATCCCGAAGACCGGCGCGTTGCTGGAGCAAAAAGTGCGTTCGCTCGATCCGTTGGCGGCCTGGTGGCTGGGGCGGCTGATGGACGGCTCGCAGACCCATCGCGCGGCGGCGTGGCGGCCGAAAATCCCGATTCGCACGCTCTATCGCGATTATCAGCACACGACCGAGGAGCAAGGCGTGCGACGGCGCTCCGGCGAGACGGAATTTGGCATGCGGATGCGGCGGCTGATGCCGGCGCTGCGCGTGGTGCGGGCGACCGAGGATGTCGAGGAGACCGGCGACGATGGGCGGCCGACGACGGTGTTCAAGCGCGTCAATTGCTGGGTCTTCCCCTCGCTGGAGGAGGCGCGCGACGAATTCCAGCGTGCGCTGGGACAGGCGATCGAATGGAACGAGGGTGGGGACCAGGGAGGCGAGCATGAGGGCGTCTAATCGCGAATATATCCCGGCCGATCCGGTCGACGACTGGTGGTCCACGCGGCTCGACGCGGGCTCGCAGCTGTCAATCAGCGGGGAGTGGGCGACGGAAGTGCCGATTTGCAAATTGGTCGATGAATTCCAGGCCAGCTTTTGGGGCCAGTTCTCGCTACGGCGCGCGCTCGAAACGTCGTTCGGGATGCGAATGTGGCGCTTGTGCCCGGGAATAACGATCAGGAAATCCATTCACTGGATCGATGCGCGGAGCTCCGATGGGCGCATCGCGATGATCATGAAGCGGGTGAACTGCTGGCGCTTCCCCTCGCTGGAGGAATGCCGCGCCAGCTTCGAGGCAGAGATTGGCCGCCGCGGCATTGTCGCGCCGAACGGCGGAGGCATGACAAAGGTCAAATCAGTGACAGACCTCGACATACCTTTTTCTTAGCAAAATCAAAGGTCTGTCACATATAACCCCTTGAAATGACAGGCGGTTACAGACCTTGCCATACCTTGCCATACCTTTTCCCTCGCGCGCGCGAGGGTTTGCGACGGCGAATGATGACAGCGGGTGATCGTTCTCGGCTGGGGCTAAAAAGGTATGGCAAGGTATGGCAAGGTCTGTAAATGCCAGCGAGAACAGCGAGTTACGACTGACATACCTTCTAATCTCATTAATAAAAGGTATGTCAAGGTATGTCACCTTCCATCTTTTCAACGATTTAGCGAATGGAGACAGTAATGGACGGTTTGCGCTGGTTTGTGGTCGAGGCGGTGCAGGGGCGGGATTTCGACGCATGTCTGAGGCTGGCGCGGGCGCGGTTCGATGTTTGGCGGCCGGTCGACCGGGTGCGCTCCTGGGACCGGCGCGGGGCATTGGCCTCGAACTCGATCCGGCTGGAGCGGAAAATCCCGCGGTTCGGTCGATATCTGTTTTTGCATTGCGAATTGAGCGACGCGGTGGTCAACGCGGTCGAGCAACTCGACGACGTGCGCGGCTTTTTGCGTCCGACGCGTGATTCGTCGCCTTCGGTGGTGCCGGACGCGCAAATTTGCTTCTGGCGCGAGCATAAGCCGACGCGGCCGAAAAATATGCCGAAGATCAGGATTGGTCAGGTGTTCGACGTGACCGAAGGGACCTTCGCGGGGCATTTTGGCGCGGTGTCGGATGTGCGTGACCTTGACAAGTTCGGAATCGTGCGCCTAGAAATGAACTTCATGGGTCGGCTCACCTCCATTCCTTTCGAGGTGGGCCACATAGCCGAACGGGTGATGGGCCAGCGGCCCCCGAAGTTGGCGATGTCGGCCTGAAGGACGGGGAAAATCCCGGTCCAGTGCAGCCGCAATGGCGGCTTTCGACCTTCAATCGAGACCTCGAATGTGCCAATGCGCGCAACGCCGGAAGGCGCTCGGCGCGGCGTTCCGCGCCTTGGCGCAAGGCGACGCCGGGGCCCTTGGTCCGGCGCTCGGCTTCACCGTCGCCTCCGGCGCGCGAGATTTCGCGCGAAAACTGCGGAAAGTGCGAGCGTCATGGCCGATGCGGTCGCGGTAAACGTCAAGTTCGACAAGGATATCGGCGCTTTATACGAGCGCGCGGGCCTCGGGTCTGTCTACGCGATGGGCAAGGCGCTCGATGAGGTCGGCAACAAGACCAAGACCCAGACAATGCGCGCGGTGGCGGCGCAGGCTGGCGTCAAATATGGTGCGGTCAAGGGCGTCGTCTCGTCGCGCCAGGCGATGGGCGCTGGCTCAGGCCAATACGAGATCATCGCTCGCGGCGCGACGTTATCGCTCAAGGAATTCGCGCCGCGCCAGACCGCGAAGGGGGTGTCCGCCGCGCCTTGGGGCAAGCGCCGGGTCTTCCCGCACACCTTCATCGGGCCTGGCGGTCACATATTCGCCCGCAAGGGCAAGTCGAGGCTGCCCATTCACAAGCTGTTCGGACCGGCGATCCCCAAAGAGATGGTCAAGGACGAAGCCGAGCGCACCTTCTACCGCGTCTCGGGCGAACTGCTCGGCCCAGCCGTCGAGAAATGGCTACTGCGGCAGTTGGGCTAGCGCCGGAGGGCCATCGCTCCAACCATTGATGTAAATCAATGGGTCCTTCCCAGCAAAACCACCCCACGCGGCGCGCAGCCGCCCGGTTTTTCGCTAGTTGGGGTTGAATGAAATAGGGTTGATGCGGTTGATTTGGTTGACGGACGGTTGAGCGATGGTTGCGGGGATGGTCTCCCAGAAGGATTTCGCGGCGGCGGTCGATGTCACGCCGCAGGCGGTCTCCAAGGCGATCAAGGTCGGCCGCGTTCCCGTCTATGACGAGACCGGCCTGCGCGTGGAGCCGGGCTACAAGGGCCGCAAGTTCATCAAGCTCGACGAGGGCAGCGAGGCCTTCCGCTTCTCGCGCGCCCGCATCGACGATTCCGCGCTGGCCGACATGGCCCGCTCGCTCGGCGCCGAACTCGACCCGGAGATCGCCGCCGCCGTCCCGAAAGCCCCGGCCCCCGCCTCGAAGGACGACGCCGAGACCCTTCTCACGGTCAAGACCGCCAAGGAGGGGCTGCAATCCGAAATCCTGCGCCTGCGCCTTTCGCGGGAACGCGGCGAGCTGGTGTCGCGAGCCGCGCAAATGGAAGCCTTCGAGACCGCCGGCGGCAAGATCGCCCGGGCGATCCAGTCGCTGCCCACCTGGTCGGAGGAATGCGCTGGCGTGTTCCAGTCCGGCGGCCTGCCCGCGCTCACCGCCTGGCTGCGCGCCAAGGCCAACGCCCTGTGCGAGAACATCGCCGATCTGATGTCGGCCCCGATGGACGACGAGGCCAGTGACGGCGACAGCGACGGCCCAGCATCGTGAGGAGGTATCCGGCCTCCTCGCCGCCTTCGCCAGGGGCGTGCGTCCGCGTCCGGTGGTTTCCCCGGCCGATTGGGGGCGAGACCATTTCGTCGTGCCGGACGGCCCGCAAAAAGGCCAGAAGCTCGACCTGTCGCTGACGCCCTATGTCGTCGAAATTCTCGACGCGCTGCGTCCCGATTCGCCCTGGACCGAGGTCACGGTCAAGAAATCGGCGCAAACCGGCCTGTCGACGCTGGGCCTCGTCTGGCTCGGCTGCTTGATCGACACCGCGCCCGATGACATGATGATCGTGCAGCCGACCATAATGGCGGCGCGCGAGTTCAACCAGGGCAAGCTCGATCCGGTCATAAAATCCACGGCGCCGCTGCGCCGCCGCGTGCGCCCGCAACATTCCCGGTCGGCCGAGGGCTCGACCACGCTGTCGAAGCGATTCGCCGGCGGCCGATTGATCCTCACAGGCGCCAATTCCGCCGCCGACCTGTCCAGCAAGACCGTCCGCTACGCGCTTTGCGACGAGGTGGACCGCTGGCCGCAGGACATCGACGGCCAAGGCGACCCGATGGCGCTGCTCGACGCGCGCCAGATCAGTTTCTCGCGCTCCGGCGGCCAAAAGAAGCTCGTCATATCGACGCCGACGATCAAGGGCAGCTCGCGCATCGATCGCGGCTACGAGGCCGGCGACCAGCGCGTGCTGGAGTTCCCCTGCCCGCATTGCGGCGACTACATCGACTTTCGCTTCGAGCAAATGCGCGGCGAACGGGTCGCGCCCCACAACGCCCATTACATGGCGCAATGCTGCGGCGCGCAGATCGACTCCTGGCAACAGCGCGCCATGGTCCAGGCCTATCGCTGGCGCGCCACGCGCCCGGGCTTTGGCCGCCAGCCCAGTTTCTCGATCTGGTCGGCGGCCTCGCTGATCACCAGCTGGGACAAAATCTGGTCGGAATGGCTAAAGGCCGAGGGCGACCCGCTCGCCGAAAAGGCCTTCGTCAACCTCTGGCTCGGCGAAAGCTACGAGGAAACCGGCTCCGAGATCGATCCCGGCAAGATCGCGGTCAAGCTAGAATCCTATCCGCGCAACGAGGTGCCCGCCAATGTCGGGCGCACCGCGCTGGTGGTCGATACGCAGGACGACCGGTTGGAATGGGCGCTCTACGGCTTCGGGCCGCCGCCGACCTCCTCCGCGCCGGAGCAATGGCTGCTCGCGGCCGGGATCATCGAGGGCGATCTGACGACGCAGGCGCCGTGGGACGAGCTCGACGCGCTCGCCGCGCGCCAGTGGCCGCATCAGGGCGGCATGGCCTTCCCGGCCGACGCCTATGGCATCGACACCGGCGGCCATCACACCCAGGCGGTTTATCGCTTCGTCTGGCGCAAGAAGAAATGGCGGGCGCTGAAGGGCTCCAGCCAGCGCGACTCGGTGATCCTGTCCTCGCCGAAATGGATCACCGTCAAGGACAGGTGCGACTACAAGCTGTTTCGCGTGCCGCTGTATTTCGTCGGCGGCCATGAACTGAAGCTCTGGCTGTCGCATGCGCTCGGCGCGATCGAGCAGGATAAGGCGATCCCCGGACGCCTGCATCTGACCGATCAGATCGCCGACATCGCCTATCTCGAGCAGATGACCGCCGAGGTGCTGGTCGGGCGCGAGCGCCGCGACGGCCGGGTCGTTCAGGAATGGAAGAAAATCCGCGCCCGCAACGAGGCGCTCGATCTCGCGGTTTACGCGCGCGCGCTGGCCTTTGGGCCCTATCCCAACGGGATGGGGGTCGACCGCATCGAGCGCAACAAATGGTCGCAGATCCTTAGCGATCGCCACGGCGCCAACGCGGCGCCCGATCTTTTCGCTCCGGAGCTTCCCGTCACGGCGGAGCGCTTTCCGGCGGCGCCGGCCCCAGCGCCCGCGCCGGATTCCAAGGGTGGATTTCTCGGCGGCCGTCGCAAGGGATGGCTTTGACAGCGCCGGCTTATGAGGGAGAAATGGTGATGATGAAGAGATTTTTTGTCGCGATGGCCGTGCTGCTCTTGCCGGCCGTGGCGTTCGCGCAATCGGCGGTTTTCGACCAGCCCAATCCTCCCTTCACGACCGGAAACACCGAACTATTGATGCAGAGCTATGCCGTCAGCGGCGGCACGCTCTATGTCTCCGCGCTCAAGAAGGCCGGGTCCGGCGATCCTGTGGGGCTCGCGCAGTCCTTCGTGCCGGTCGGCTCCGGCGGCCTGGCGCGCTATCTCAAATTGACTGACGCCAAGTCCGATCTCGGCGTTCCCATGACCGCCGCCGCCGGCACGCCGTCGGGAACCGTCGGCGTTTCGCGCACCGCGGGAACCAGCATGGCGCTGGTCGGCGAGGCGACGTCGTCGAGCGCCAAGACCGACAAGGCTCTGTTTGAATTCAATCTGCCGGACACCTACGTGGCCGGGGCCAATATCTCCGTCACGGTCAATTGCGCGGCGACTGGCGGCACGATCACCGCCGCCAGCACGACGCTGACCGTCGCGGCCTACACCGAGACCAACGGCGCCGAAGCCGCGCTCACCGTTTCGGCGGCGCAGCAGATTCCAGCGACGGCGGGAAATCTGGTGTTCACGATCACCGGCACGAATTTGACGCCGGGGCAGCACGTGGCGCTGGAATTGGTGATGCTGGTGACGACCTCGGCGGGCGCGGGCACGGGCACGATCTATTCCGTCGCGTATCAGGGCTAAACGATGTCGGGTTTCACCCAGGCTCAGGTCGACGCGCTCACCGCCGCCATCGCGCTGGGCGTCGTCGAGGTCGAATATCCCGGCGGCCGCAAGGTCAAATACGCCTCGCTCAAGGACATGCTGGCGCTGCGCGACCGCATGATGAACGACATTCAAAATCAGAGCGACGCCGTTCAGCGCCCGTTGGCCAACCGCAGCGTTTATTTCAAGCAATAGGCGGGCCGATGGGGCTGTTCGATAATGTCGCGGCGCTGTTCTCCGCGCGAGCGGCGGCGCGGCGCGACATGTCGCGGCTGCAAAGCGCGGTGACGCGCGAGGTCACCAAGGAGCTCGTCAAGCGCGGTTATGACGCCGGCAGGGTGACGCGGGCGACCTGGGGATGGCTGAGCCCCAGCACCTCGGCCAACGCCGAGGTCTATTACGCGCTGATCACGCTGCGCAACCGCACGCGCGATCTGGTGCGCAACAATCCGCATGTGTCGAAGGCGCTGCGGGTTCTGGTCAATAACGCGATCGGCACGGGGATCAGCGGCGTCGCGCGCACGCCGAACAAAAAGCTGAACAAGAAAATCGACGCGCTGTGGAAAGAGTTCATCGAGGGCTGCGACTTCGCCGGCCAGCTCGATTTCTACGGCCTGCAGCGCCTCGCCGTCCGCTCGATGCTGGAGGGCGGCGAGACCGTCATTCGCATCCGCCGGCGCGCCGGAAAAAACATGCCGTTCGAGATCCAGTTGCTCGAGGGCGACTACATCGATCACCGCAAGAACGAGGTGACCAACGGCGGCTTCGTGCATCAGGGAATATCCTTCGACAATGAAGGCAAACGGCTCGGCTATTGGCTGTTCCGCAACCATCCCGGCGAATTTCCTTATGTGATCCCCGAATCCTTCGTCTCGGATTTCGTCGACGCCAAGAACGTGCTGCATCTCTACGAGATTCAGCGCATCGGCCAAATCCGCGGCGTCCCGTGGTTCGCGCCGGGCCTGCTCAAGGCGCGCGAACTCGACACCTATGAGGAAGCCGAGCTCGTCCGCAAGCGTATCGAGTCCTGCGTCGCGGCGATCGTCATGGGCGCCGAGGACGAGACGCAGGAAGGCATCGCGCCCAAGGTCGTCGACGCCAACGGCGAAAAGGTCGAGCAGTTCGAACCCGGCCTCATCGCCATCGCGCGCGGCGCCAAGGACATCAAATTCACCTCGCCGGCGCCGACGGGCTCCTACGCCGAATACAAGCGCACGCAATTGCAGTCGCTGGCCGCCGCCTGGGACATGACCTACGAGCTGCTGACCGGCGATCTCAGCCGCGTCAATTTTTCGTCGATCAAGGCCGGCATCAACGAATTCCGCCGCTCGATCGAGGTGCTGCAATTTTCCACGGTGGCCCCGATGATGCTGTCGCCGCTGTGGCGCGCCTTTATCGACCACAATATAGCGGCCGGCCGACTGCCGGCGGAAACGCCTTACGACGTCGAATGGACGACGCCGAAGTTCGAGGCCGTCGATCCGCTGAAGGAAGTCGACGGCGACGTTGCCGCGGTGCGTTCGGTGCTGATGGCGCCGCAAGAGGCTATTCGCCGGCGCGGCTACGACCCGGAATCCGTGCTGGCTGAAACAGCCGAATGGAACAGGCGGCTTGCCGCGCAGGGCGTCGTCTCCGACGCCAATCCGGCGCAGACCGGCAAGACCGGGACGGCCAATGTCGCGCCGCCGCCGGGAACCACCGCCGATCAATAGCCAAGGGATGCTCACCGCATGACAGTCAAGCTCAACAAAGCGGGCGAGCGTCACGCCGCCGCGCTGATCGCCGCCGGAAAATACGATAAGGACGCCGCCTGGTCATTCTCGGCCGAGGACGGCGACGCGCTGCTCGGAGAAAACGGCGACGATTGGAAGGCTTATGCCGCCGTCCATCTCGGCGAGGACGACGAGGCCGACGAGGCCACCAAGGCGCGCTGGAAATATCCGCTCATCAAGGACGGCAAGGTTTATGCCTCCGCCTTGCGCGCCAGCCGCTCGCGCGCCAGCCAGCAGGGATCTGACGCGATCTTCAAAGCCGCCGGCAAGCTGATCGACGCGCTGAATAAAAAGGCCGGCGACGGGGAAGAGGAAGACGAGGGGCGCGGCGCGTCAAACATCGGCATTCTGACGCGCGCTACCGACATGGTGCCCAGCACGGTCGATGAAGATGAGCGCACGGTCGACGCGGCAATCTCCACCGGCGCGCCGGTCAAGCGCAGCGACTGGCGCGACGGCGACTATATCGAAAAACTGTCGATGGACCCCAAGGCGATCCGGCTGGAGCGGCTCAATCGCGGTGCGGCGTTTATCGACTCGCATAATTATTGGGGGGGCACCGGCGCCATGCTTGGCGCTGTGGTTCCCGGTTCGGCGCGGGTCGAAAAGGGCGAGTTGCGCGCGCGCATCAAATTCTCGCGCTCCGACGAAGGCGAACGCGCTTTCCAGGACATGAAGGACGGCGTGTTGCGGCACGTTTCCGTCGGCTATTTGACCCACAAATTCGAGGTCGACGACACGACCTCGCCGCCCACGCGCAATGCGACCGACTGGGAGCCGCATGAAGTTAGCGCCGTCGCCATCCCAGCCGATCCGCGCGCCGGCTTCCGCGCCCTGCGGCCGGCCCGCGCCATGTCCGGCGCTCCGTCCGAAAACTCTACCGCCTCGAAGGTCGATGTCGCCCGCACGCGCATGCGCATGATGCGTCGTAGCGCCGCTGGGTAACGAGTAAAGCCAACCCAAATGCCCCGCCGCTGCGTCGCCGGCCGCAGATAAGCGAAAATTCTTGTCCGGCACTTTGGAGCACATTATGAAGTTCAAGGGAAAGAAAGCGGCGGAGCTGCGTAGCATCATCGCCGAATTGGAAGGGCGGTCGGCTGCAAAGCTCCTTGAGCTGAAGGACGGCTTGTCGGACGCCGATGTTCGTGGAATCGAAAGGGCGCATAACGAGCTAGTCGCCGACATTGCCGAGGCTCGCTCCGCGCTCGAGGAGGCCGAGCGGGTCGATATCGAAGGCCGCGTTGCGCAGTCGCTTGCCGCTGAGCAGGGGCGCCGCGACGCCATAGCCGACACGTCCGCCAAACTCGGCCTGCCGGCGGAGTTCGCGACGCAGCATATTCGCGCCAACACGACGCTCGACGCCTTCCGCGTCGCGGCGATCGAGGAGGCCGCCAAGATCGACCGTTCAGCCCCGACCGACGGCGTCAACCGCGGGCTCAACAACCCGACCTACCTCCCCGGCCTAAAGCGCAAGGAGCCTGAACAGGGCGAACTGGCGATGCGGATGATCGCCGCCGTCGCGGTCGGCAAGAAATTCGGCGTGTCGCCAATCGAGGCAGCCACCCGTCATAGCATGGGCGACATCGTCGTGCGCGCGCTGCAGGCCAGCATTGGCAGCGCCGGCGGCTACATGATTCCGATCGAGCTTTCCGCCGAGCTGATCGACCTGCTGCGCCCGCGCACCGTGGTGCGCAAGGCGACCCCGAATTCGCGGCAGATTTCGATCCCGCGCGGCAATCTGACGATGGGCCGCATCAACGCCGGCGCGACGATCGGCTACGTCGGCGAGGGCCAGTCGTCGGCCTATACGCAGGAAGTGATCGGCGACATCAACTTCACCGCGCGCAAGGCCAAGGCGATCGTGCCGGTCTCCAACGACCTGATCCGCTTCGCGCAAGGCTCGGCCGACGCGATGGTCCGCGACGATCTCATTCGCCAGCTGGCGGTGCTCGAGGACGCGTCTTTCCTGCGCGGCGCCGGCACGGTGTGGACGCCGAAGGGGATGCGCTATCTCGCGGCGGCGGCCAATATCATCGGCTCCAATCAGGCCTTCAACGTCGCCACGGCGATCGCCGACATGACGTCGCTGATCAACGCGCTGGAATCGGCCGCCGTGCCGATGACCGCGCCGCATTGGTTCTTCTCGCAGCGCACCAAGAACTTCTTTTACGACGCGCGCGACGCCGTCGGCGGCTTCCTGTTCCGGGCGGAGATGGATCGCGGCTTCTTCCGCGGCATCCCCTATTCGTGGACGCAGAGCATCCCGCAAAATCTCGGCGGCGGCGCCAATGCGTCGGAGGTCTATCTCGTCGACATGGACGAATTCATCATCGCCGACGTGCCCGGCCTGATGATCGACGCCTCGCAGGAGGCGACCTATTCGGACGGAACCAATCTGCACAGCGCCTTCGACCAGGACGAGACGGTGATCCGGGTGATCGCCGAGCATGACTGCAACGTCAAGCACACCTCGGCGATCGGCGTGCTCACCGGCGTCGTCTGGCAGTAATCGGCAAGCCGCCAACGCGCCGCGCGGCGCGTTATTCTTCCTCCTTCGAAAGCTCCTGCCATGCTTCCCTCCATCACCGACATCGGCGGCTATATCAAAGCGCTGGTGAATGTCCTCGCCGCCGCCGCGGCGGTCGAAGTCGACGGGGCCGCCATTCAGCTGGTCGGCCCCGGCTATGACTACCAGAGCGGCGTTCTCGTCGTTGGCGTCGGCGCCGCGACCGGCACGCCGACGAGCTTTTCGGTGGCCGCCGACATCGAGGACAGTCCCGACGGCACGACCTCCTGGGCTCCCGTTTCCGGCACGTCGATCACCCCGATCACCGCGAACAATGGACAGGCCAGCGTGAAGTTCAACCTTCGCGGAACGCGCGGCTATATCCGCGCGCAGGTCACTCCGACATTTGTCGGCGGCAGCGGCCCGGCGATTCCGCTCACCGCGACGATCGTGCTCGGCGGAGCCACCGAACATCCGGCGATCTAATCTGCTGGCGCGTGGAAGGGGCGGCGATGATGCTGGTTAAATTCGTAAGGCATCACCCGCCTTACGCCATCAACGAGGTCGCCGGATTTTCCGACGCCCATGCGGCCAGGATGATCGCCGCCGGCCTCGCCGCGCCGCTGGCGGAGCCAAGCCTCGCGGCGGAGCCCGACCCGGCGGACGAAGACACAAAGGCTTTGGAGGCCGCGCCGAAAAAGGCGCGTCCGCCTTCACTGCAATGGCCGTCGATTCAGCCGTAGACCGCTCATCGACGGATTCCCAGCTTTCCCAGCCCCTCGGCCTCCCGCTGATCTGGCCGGCCAGCAGCGCAAACACGGTCCGATCGATACGAGGAGCGGGCGCTTTCGGGTCGCCTTCGACAGGGAAGCAATCGGACAAGCCGGCGCTTTTTTGTGAATCCCAGGGCGAAACGAACCGGGGGCAAATCCGGCCCGACCACGAGGGGACTGCCGGAAAGGGTTCGGAGTAGGCGCGCGCTACGCGGAATGGCGCCTGCTCGCGGCGAATGGGCCGCGAGCGAAGTTTCGACAGAGCTTTTGTCTCCCTACGCTCAATGATGACCGCTCTCGCGGAAATCGGCGGCGGTAAAGCGACAATGAGACCACTAGAGAAATTATGGGTCTCCTCCAGCCGGGGGTCGTAGATGGGTGAACCGCAAGGCCTTGCAGGCCCGGCAGCGCGGTGACAGCCGGAGAGACGGCAACTTATTCGCCCGAATGGGCAATGGAAATGCCGGGAGCAATGACCGGCGATAGCACCCCTTGATTTCCCGGATTTGGGAGGGGGAGGCGAAAGGCGAAATCCGGCGCGCATGGCGCTTCAACAGAAGGCCGAAAGCGCGACAATTCGCTCGATGAGCAGTGAAGTTTCGAGCGGCGGCGTGGAAAGCAGACACGCGGCCATGGTCCCCGTATCTTCAACGGCTGAAATCAACGGCTGTGCAAAATCCGGAGCGCGCCAGGCGCTGCGGTGCGTAGGCCTAGCACCGGGAATTGCGGAAAGCCGGTTAGCGCCCGGCCCGCTCGGAAGCAATGGTCGGTGACGACGCATTCTCAGTGGTCACGGGTCCAGTCGCGGGCAGCCGAAAATGCAGCCGTGGGTTTATTCACCAGACGATGCGCCGGGCCGGCGCGTTAATCCAGTGACAACGAAGGCCGGAAAGCCGGAAACGACGCCGGTATGCCTAGCGTCCATTGGCGACGACCACCAAAGAGGCGCTAGGCGCTCCCATTCCGAATACCCAGGGCGATCTGGTCCGGCTCGCGAGGCCGCCAGCACTCATTGAGGACGGCAAGACCGTAGGGGCTCAGCCCGTCGCTCGCCACAATCTCGCCAACGAGGAGAATGTCTCATGAAAATCGTGGAATTCATCAAGAACGACCTGCCTTATTGCCAGGGCGACGTCGCGGGATTCAAGGACCACATCGCGGACAAACTGATCGGCAAGGGCTTCGTCAAGTTGCACGGGAGCGGACAGCCCAAGAACGTCGGCGAGCGCATCCCGGAGCCGCTTGAGTTTGGCTACGCCAAGCCGGCGCGCGAACCCGGCAAGGGCGCGGGCGCCAGCGCGTGATCGAGGCTTGGCCGCCGGTCCAGAAGGCCCCGTCGGACGTCAAAAACGTCTCGATCGACTGGACGACGCTGCTGCCGAGCGGCGCGACCGCTTTAGCGGCGCATTCGGTCGCCGTCGACACCGAAAATCTCGCCGATTACTTTTACGGCGACGACATCCCGCTCAGCCTGGGCGGCGTGTCGGCGGCGGATAAGGGGGCGACGGGGCTCGTCCAGACGATCCAGCTGTCCGGCGGCAATCAGGATTGCTATTCGACCGTCTACGCCACGGTCGCGCTGGCCGACGGGACCAATCTCACCCGCTGCTTTCGTGTGCTGATCAGATGACGACGAATTTCTACAATTACGCCGCTGTGGCGGCCACGACGCTCGACGCCGTGTTCGGCGACATCGTCGGCTTCAACGTCCAGCCGATGGCGCTTATCGGCGGAAAATGGATCGCAGATTCATCGCGTTCCGCGGTTCTCGGCGTGACGGCGATCCTGACCCAAAATGTCGCGCTTGATGAGCCCCGCGGGCGGCGCGGCGGCTCCAATGTGACGAATATGGTCGCCGAACATGCGACGACCGCCTCGCTCATCGAAATCGCCAAGGCCGCGACGCCCTACGCCCTGCGTAACAAGGACCGCATGATGCGCGTGGCCGATGGCGTCATCTTCGAAATCTCCGCCGTTGAAGCGACGGAGTTCGATCATGTGACCTTTCGCGTCGTGCGGCTCGGCGTCTCCACATGAGCGCCCTTTCGCGCGCCTGTCTGCGCCTTTCCGCCGTCGCCGCGCTGCGCGGCACGACGATCGCCGGGCAGAACGTGTTCGACAGCCGCATCGACGCGGTGAATTTCGCGGCCAATTCGCCGCTTGGTCCGGGTCAGGTTGTCGCGGCGGCGGGGCGGATTAGCGACGCATGGGCGGCGCCGAGTTTTTCGGCGTGGAACGCGTCATGGGTCGCCCTTTGGGCGGCGGCGGCGGTGGCCAATATCGGCAACGGTTCGCTGATCCTGGACCCCACGGCGCCGATGCTGGCCGGCGCGCAGCTTGGCGGCTATCTCGTCACCTTCACGTCGCCGACGCAATTCAACGTCACCGATCCACACAACGCGCTGGTCGGTTCCGGCGTGGTCGGCGAGGCGTTCGTGACGCAGATTTCCTTCACCGTCGCCGCCGGCGACGCGGCTTTCATCGGCGGCGATAATTTCGCGATCACCGTCGAGCCCAATATCGCCGGCGCGATCGCCGTCTACACCGAGCAGGATTCCGGCGAGGCGCTCGACAAGATGGACGGGCCGCCGTTCGTCGCCGAGGTCGAGCTGGTGCTCGAAATCTCGATGCAGGTGATCGGCCCGGTGCAGAGCAACGGCTCGTTTCAGCTGTTCACGCCGGAGACCGACGACGAGCTCGAGGCCTCGCTCGATCTGATCGAGACGCAGGCCGAGCTGGCGCTGTTTCGCTCCAACGCGCCAAATTCGGCGCTGTTCCGCAAGGCGGCGAAATTCTCGCGCCACAAGCAGTCGATCCGCTTCACCGATCCCAAGGGCGGCGACAAGCTGGCGACGCGCTACGTGATCTACAAGATCGAGATCGACGACAACGAAATCCCGATCACGACCTCCGGCCTGACGGGGCTCAATCGTTTGCCGCAACCGTTCGCCGCCATCGCCGCCGCATGGCCGCCCGGCCCCGAAAAGGAAAAGGCGACCGCCATGGCCGCCGCCCTCGCCGGAACCTCGCCGCCGCCGTTCAAGGACGTGAACGTCACCCTGCCCGCCCCCGCCAACAGCTCCGCGCCCGGAACGCCTGCCAACGCCCCGCGCGTCGACGACTGGGAGTCACCGCAATCATGACCGGCCAAATCTTCGTCAAGCCCGCCGTCGACGGCGCTCTCGTGCGCCGCCCGCATCGCGAATTCACGCCGCTGCCGCAGGGTGGCGATTTTGTGCCCGACAACATGTATTGGCGGCGCCGCATTCTGCACGGCGACGTGATCGAGGCCACGCCGCCCGAGCCGGCACCCGAGGCCCCAGCGGCCGCCTGATCGCCCTCTCTCGCGCCCTCGCTTTAAGGATTTTCGCCCATGGCCTCCGTTGGCTTCAACCGCATGCCGACCAATCTGCGCGTCCCCGGCTTTCGCGCCGAGGTCAACAGCGGCGTCTCCTATTTCGCCGGCAACAGCAAGCTGCTGCTGCTCGGGCAAATGCTCTCCAGCGGCACGGCGACGGCCAACGTGCCGACGCAGATCCAGCTGAACAACATCGCCACGCTGTTCGGCGCCGGCTCGATGTTGGTCGACATGATCCTCAACGCCGCGCTCAACAATCCGCTGGGCGAATTCTGGGCGCTGCCGCTGGCCGATCCGTCCGGCTCCAAGGCGGCCGGCGCGATCACCGTCTCCGGCACGCTGACGCCCGGCGTGGCGATCGTCTATATTTGCGGCATCCAGATCGCCGTGTCGGTCGGCTCGACCGACACGCCGACGACGATCGCCACGGCGCTGGCGGCGGCGATCAACGCCGGCTATGTCAATCTGCAGGGCGCCTCGCTCAAATTCCCGGTCGTCGCGACCTCCTCGCTCGGCGTCGTTACGATCACCGCCAATCACGTCGGCGTGCTCGGCAACAACATCGAGCTCGACAACAACCTGATCGGCAACGAGGGGCCAAACGCGGCCAATATCGCGATCACTCCGATGACCAGCGGCACGGGAATCCCCACGCTGACCTCCGGTCTCGCGGCGCTCGGCGCGGCGCCGTTCGACATGATCGCCTGCCCCTGGGCCGACACGACGACGCTGAACGCCTTGCAGTCCTTCCTCGCCGATTCCGGCGGTCGCTGGGACCCGATGTTCGATATTTACGGCACGGCCTTTTGCGTGCAATTCGGCACTCAGTCGGCGCTGACCACGCTCGGAACCGCCCGCAACGACGATAATGTCTCGATCATGGGCGTGCTGTCGTCGCCGACGCCGCCCTGGGTCTGGGCCAGCGCGATCGGCGCGCAGGCGCAGCTGCACAAGAACCTCGGCGCGACGCTGACCAACGCGGTCGAAATCTCCCGCCCGATGCAGACCTTGCAGCTGCTCGGCGTGCTGCCGCCGGCGTCGAAGGCCAATTACTGGACCGATCAGGAGCGGCAGACGCTCTATTACGACGGCATATCGGCCTTCACCGTCGCGCCCGGCGGCGGCGTCGCGATCGACCGGCTGATCACCACCTATCAGCTCAACGCCTGGGGTAGCCCGGACACCACCTGGCTCGACATCGACACCCGCTACCAGGTCGCCTACGCGCTGCGCTACATCAAGCAGCAATTCACCGCGACCTATCCGCGCAGCGCGCTGGCCGCCGACAATCCCGCCGCCAACCAGGGCGTCGCGACGCCGACCGACGTCAAGGCGTCCTTCATCCATTGGTATACGTCGCTGTGCCAGGCCGGCGTCATGCAGAACCCGACGCAGTTCGCCGGCGCCATCATCGTCAACTGGGACGCCGATCCCAACCGGCTCGACGCCTATCTGCCGTTCCAGCCGGTCAATCAGCTGCGCGTCATGGCGGTCAACGCCACGACCTTCCTCAACCCGCAAGGCCTTTAATCCCGGCTTGCTCAACCTCGCGCACAGGATCTAAGCCATGGCCTATCAAGCGGGCGGTAGAATCACCATCACCCTCGGCGGCGCGCGCTACAGCCCGCGCGGCAAGGCGGTGATCGACAGTTCCGGCGTCGCCAACAGCGCCGTCGCCAATCACGACGGCACGGTGGTCCGCACCACCAACGCCAAGCCGGTCGGCGCCGAGCTGACCTTCGATCGCGGCAACGCCAGCGCCAACACCGCGCGTCCGAAGTGGAACACCGCCTTCATGCTGCAATTCGTCAATGTGACGATCGCCGAGATCGACACCGGCGTGCTGCACACCTTCTCCAACGCGACCATCGTCGGCCAGCCGAAGATCGACACCGAGACCGGCGAGGTTTCCGGCCTGTCGATCATGACCGACGATTCGAACTACGTGCAATCGACGACGTGAGGGTTGAATGTCCAGTAAAACGATAGAGCTGCTCGAGCCGATCAAGGGACCGGGCGGCAAGCAGATCAGCGCGATCACGCTGCGCGAGCCAAAATATCGCGACTACATGGAGCTCGATCTCCCGGTCATCTACGTGCGGCTGGAGAATGGCGGCGGCTTTCAGCAGGAGACGCCGAGCGCGATACGCGTCTGGGTCGAGCGTCTGGCCGATTGCGATCCGAACTTCATGGAGCGGCTTTGCCTCGCCGACACGATCGCGTTGCGGGACACCGTGAATGATTTTTTTATCGAGGCGCGAACCAGATCGGCGTCGACGCGCTCCACAGGTTCGCCCGATACCTCGTCTTCGAGCGAGGACAGGACATTCGAACCGTCGAGGATATGACGTTTGGTTGTTTGAATTTCTGGGCGGAGCAATTTTTCGCGTTTCAGAAGGATCGGGAAGACAAGTAAATGGCCGTCAAGACGATCGAAACCAAGGCGATCATTTCGGCCCAGGACCAGACCGGGGCGACATTCGCCCAGGTGGCGCAAAAGCTCAAGGCCATGGAGGGCGCTACGCAGCGCGCCAATGGCCGGGTCAACGCCGTCAATTCCAATCTCAACGGCACGATGCAGCGCCAGGGCGCGATGACGGCGGCCGGCGCGGCGGTCGGCGCGGCGGCGCTCATCGCGGCGGAGCGAGGCATCGACAAGGTTTCCGAACTGGCGCGGCGGACGGCGGAAACCTACAAGGAATACGACGACCTGGTGCGCTATCAGCGCGCCATTCTCGGCATCGACAAGAAGACGCAGCAGCCCTTGATCGACCAGGCGATCCATATGGGCGCGACGACCAAGTTCAACGATTTGCAGGTGCTCGACGCGCAATTGAGCCTGGCGCAACGCGGCATCAAGACCGACCTCATCCAGCCGATCACCAAATTCGCCGCCGACTTCGGCCAGGCGATGGGCATTGATCTGCCGACATCGGCCAAGGTGCTCGAAAGCGCGCTGTTTTCGACCGGCCAGAACATGGAGACGGCGGCGGACGCCTTGAAGAACGGCCAGCGCGTCACCGACCTGATGGTCAAGACGGCGAAGATCGGCGGTCTGTCCGCCGAGGGCATTCAGATGCTGTTCAAGTTTGGCGGCGCGGCGGCGCACGCCGCCGGCCTGTCGATCGAGACCATGGGCGCCATGGGGGCGATGATGTCGCGCGGCGGCATCACCGGCGACGAGGCCGGCGTGGCCATTCGCTCGATTTCGGGCTCGCTGGTCAGTCCGACCAAGAAGGCTTTGATGGCCTTGTCGGCGCTCGGCATCGATTTCAACAAATACACGACGATGCCCGGCGGCATGAGCGCCGATAATCTCGGCCTCGCGACGCAGAGAGAGATGGGCAAGGGGCTCAGCGACTCGCAGAAGGCGCGCATCGCCGAGATTTTGGAGAACCCCGATATCGCCGGCAATCGCGACGACTTCACGCGCGAAATCACGCCGATCATCGGCGAGTCGTTCGACAAGAACAAGAAGGGCGCGTTGAAGGCGCAGGACGCGCACACCATCGCCAAGGTGGTCGGCGATTTCTGGAAAGCGTCGATAGAGAGCGTCGACACAGAAAGGCTGCTGCGCGACATCATCTCAGCCAACCCTTCCGCGGCGCAGGCCAATACGATCTTCACCAAGCAGCAGGGCGGCCGTTTCCAAACCATGTCGCAGCGCGGCCTCGCGGAGTTCCTGAGCTTCCGCGATACGCTGGCGCATACGCCGGCCGGCTTCGCCAGTGGCATTGGCGCCGAGCGCATGGGCGGCTTCGCCGGCGCCGAATCGCGGCTCGCGGGCGCGAAGATGAATTTTCTCACCGCGCTTGGCCGCGCCAACGAAGGCTGGATGACGCCGCTGACCGACGCGGAGGGCAAGCTCATTCAGGCGATGGTCGAGGGCGGCGATTCGACGCTGCGCTTCGTGACGGGCCTCGGCGCGGCGGCGACCGCCGTTGTCGGCTTCGAAACGGCGCTGAAGACCGCCGCGATGGTGCAGACCATGGCCGGCAATCCCGCCTCGGCGGCGGCGATCAGCGGCCTCGGCGGCGGCGCGCTTGGCCGCATGGGGCTGTTGGGCAAGGGACTTGGCCTCGCCGGGCTCGGATATGTCGGCTACGAGGCCTACAAGAATTACAACGCCATGGATGGCGAGTCGCCGCCCAGCAACTGGGCCGAGCGCATGGGCGATAATTTCGATCACTGGGCCGGCTGGGGCCGCTGGTCGCCGGGCAGTCAGCTGAAACGCGCCGGCATTGGCGGCGTTTCGCCGGGGCTATCGTCGTTCGGTTTCGGGCCCGGCGGCTCGCCGACGCCGGTCAAGCTCGAAGGCTCGGCCGGGATCGACCTGAAGATCGAGGTCTCCGCCGACAGCGACTCGGTGGTCAGGAAGGTCGCGCAATTCATCCGCGCCAGCGGCAATCTGCGCGACGACACCGGCACGACGATGGCCCCGACGCAATGAGGTCGATCACCCTGACGTCGCGGCTGGTATTTGGGCCGGAGATAGCCGGCGGGGGCGCGCGTCAAGCGTCCTATGAAGCGCCCGACCAGCCGATCTCGCCGTTGGACGATGGCATGAACCTTTCGCCCTCGGCGCCGCATTCGGGTCATGGCCGCGTCGCGCTCGGCCATCGCGGCGAGGAGCGGCAGGTGTTTCACAATCCGCATGCGCGCCTTGGCCACAGAGGCGACAAGCCGAAGCCCGCGCCGAAAGAGCATTACCTGCGGCCCCGCGCGCGGCTCGGGCACAGGGCGGAGGCCCCGGTCGATCCAAACGCCGGCGCGAACTGGGCGCCGCATATGGACCGGCGCGGCGTCGTGCCGCATCAGGAATTCGTCCATGCGCTGGTTCGCAAGGGCTTCTCGCCGGAAGACGCCGCGGCGATCGCCGGCAATCTGATGCACGAGAGCGGCGGCAACCAGTTGCCGGGGCATCCGATCGTGCTGAACCCGCGGACCGGCGGCGACAGCGGCGACGCCGCCTGGGGCGCGGCGCAGTGGGAAGGCAAGCGCAAGGCGGGGCTCGCCTCGCCAAGCATGCAGGCTCAGGTCGATCATATCTGGAACGAAATGCACGGCCGCGAATCCGCCGCCTACGCGGCGATGAAGCGGGCCCGGACCGTTTCCGAAAAGGCCCATATCGCAAACAAGCTTTACGAGCGCCCACTGGTCCCGCTTCACAGCGACGCCGAGCGTCGGCGGTTGGCCGAGGAAGCCTACAGAAATCATTTGGCCAATCCGGCCCCGCCCGCCACGGCGGCGCCTATGCCGTCACCCGCGCCGGCGGCTTCCCCCGCGCCGCCAGCCGATAAATAGGAACGCGCATGGCCCAGGGTCGCGATTGGCGGATGCCGCCGGCGTCGTTCGACGGCATCGTGTTCTATGTCGACGCGCAGCGCATTCCCGGCGCGCGGCGCGTCATCACCCACGAATATCCGGGCTCCGAGCGCTGGGATAATGAAGACCTCGGCCGCTGCGCCGACCGCTACGAGCTGACGGCCTATTTCCTGTCCGAGACCGCCGACACGGATTCGGCGGCGTTGCGGGCGCGGCTGGCGCAACAAGGCCCCGGCCTGCTGATCCTGCCGATGTTCGGGGCGTTTCAGGCGCGCGTCAAAAGCTGGGACCCGGCCTGGGGTCAGGAAAAGCTGAATTACGTCGGCTTTTCGATGGTGTTCATCGGCGAGAACCCGGCCAACGCGCCGGCGCCGCTGGGGCTTGGCGCGGCGACGCTCGCCGCGATGGGTTCGGGCCTCGGCGCGACGCTCGGCGCGGCGATCTCGACCGCGCTGATCGGCCAGCCGCGATCCGGCTTCGCGCGTGCGGACATGGCGACCGCCGTCGGCAATGTCGGCGCGGTGATCGAGACCGCGCGTCAGTCGCTGGTGCTGCCCGACGCGGTGTCCAGCGCGGCGCGGACGGCCATCGCCGCGAGCGTGCTGTCGCTCGACGGCGGTCCATCGGTCGATCCGGGGGCCGTTGCGGCGAGGCTGTTCAATCAGCTCGACGCGATGGTCGCCGCGCAGGCCGGGGCCGCGACGCCCAACCAGGTCGCCAATGTGCTGAGCAACGCCGCCGCGACGCTGCTGACGGCGGCGAGCGATCTGCGAACGACCTGGGGGCTTTCGCCGCTGATCTTCATCGCGCCGCTGGCCGGCGCCGCCGCGCTGACCGCGCAGGCCACGCGCGCGCTGGCGACGGCCGCCTACACCAATCGCCAGGACGCCATCGCGGCGCGCGCGCGGATCGCCGCGCTGGCCGATACGGTCGGCCCCTATTATGCCAGTCTCGGCGCCGACGCGGCGGCGGCGTTCGAAGCGATGTTCGGCGCCGCCGCGCGATATGTCTCGCAAAAGATCACCAATCTCGCGCCGATCCTGCTCTTTAGCCTCAACGCCTCGCTGCCCTCGAACGTGTTGGCGTGGCGGCTCTATGGCGATCCGACGCGCGGGCAGGAGCTGGTCGATCGCAACCAGGTCGAGACGCCCTGCTTCATGCCGACGGTGTTCGAGGCAGCGGCGAGCTGATGGCGCTTGAAAACATCACCGTCGAGGTCGGCGGCCAGAGCTATTCGACCTGGGAGAGCGTGTCGGTCGAGGCCGGCGCGGCCAAGGCGGTGCGCAGATGCGAGATCATCGCCGCCGAGCCCAATCAGGCGATTTCCGCCGCCTGGGTGTTCCAGCCCGGCGCGCAAATCACCGTGAGGGCCGGCGGCGACGCCATGCTGACCGGCTACGTCGACGATTATTGCCCGGAGTTCGACGGGGAATCGCACATAGCGGCGATCTACGCGCGCTCGAAAGCCAAGGACATCGTCGACTCTTCCGCCGTGCATCAAAGCGGCGAATGGCTCAACAAGAAATTCACCGACATCGCCAAGGACCTGTTGCAGCCGTTTGGATTGCAGCTGACCACGGACCTAAGCAATTTGCAGCCGATCCCGGTGTGGCGACTGGCGCCCGGCTCCAGCGTGTTCGAGGAGCTGGAAGTGCTGGCGCGGCAGGCCGGCGCGCTGCTGATCGGCACGGCCGACGGCAACATCAAGCTGACCAAGGCCGATAATTTTCAGATGGGCGGCGGCTATCTGATGGAGGGCGTCAACATCAAGCACGCCTCGGCCAAGCTGTCGGAAAAGCACAAGCACGACAAGGTTCACGCGCGCGGCCAGAAGAGCAAGGGCTCCGGGTCGCAATCGCTGCGGCTCGAATTCATCGCGCCGGATTCGACCGTGCAACGCTATCGACCGAAGATCGTCATCGTCGAGGGCGACACCGACCAGCAGCGCGTGCAGCAGCGGGCGCAATGGCAGGTGGCGCGCGACGCCGGCTGGTGCACCACGGCGGAAATCACCGTGATGGGCTGGCGCGACGGCGACGGCAATCTGTGGGATCCGGAAAAGCTCTATTACGTCGAAAGCCAAAAGCTGAAGATCGCGCAGATGATGGCGCTGCAACACGTGCATTTTCGGCAGAACAGCGGCGACGGCACGATCGCCGAATTGTCGATGGTCGATCCCAAGGCGCTCGGCGGCAAGAGCGCCGGCGGCGATTCCAATTCGGCTTGGGAGACGGGCTAAATGCGCGGCTATCATCCCCTCGCCGCGCTTGCCGAATTGATCGACGTCGACGATAGCCAGGCGCAGCAGGCCGTCTCCTATCACGGGCTGCAAGGCGAGCAGCACAGCGGTGTCTATCGACCGCAGCCGTTCGGCTTTTCCTCCTCGCCGCCCAAGGGCTCGACCGGACTCGTCGTCTCGCTCGGCGGCGAGCGCTCGCGCGCGGTGTTTCTCGGCGGCGAGTCGGGCCGTCCGACCGGCCTCAATCCCGGCGACGCCAAGCTCTACGATTCCGCCGGCAACATCATCTATTTCGCCGGCAAGAACGGCGTCCAAATCACGACGAACAAGGGCGACACCACCGTGTCGACGCCCAACGGCACCGTGCTGATCGACGCCAACGGCCACGCCTATGTGCATTCGGTCAAGGGCAACGTCTATCTCGCCAGCAAGGACGGCAAAAACACCTATGCGGTGTCGACCGTCAATGGTCCCTCGAGCAAGGTGTTCGCGGCGCTATGAGCACGGTCCTCGAGGTCCTGTCGCAGACGGTCAACGCCCCAAACCTCTTGTGGGACACGACCTGGGACGGCTTCGTCGGCGACTGGGCCCCGGATCTGACGCCGGGCGCCTATGTTGGCGAGCCGCCCTTCGGCAACGCCTGGGCCGCGCCGCCGTTCCAGGCGTGGAACGCGCCTTGGGCGGCGCAATGGGCGGCCGAGACCGAGCCAACCCCGACGCAAGTCATCAACGGCTCGATGCTGTCGGGCGGCTTTCGCGCGCGCGCGCCGCTGCAGACGGCGATCCTGCTGTGCCTGATGTCGGACCGGCGCGCCGAAGCCAACGACTTTATCCCCGATGGCTCCGGCGATCCGCGCGGCTGGGCCGGCGATGGCATCGACCCGACGATCGCGCCGCTCGGCTCGCGGCTGTGGCTGCTGCGCCGCAGCATCCTGACCCCCGAAGTCGAGCAGCTCGCCGAGATTTACGCGCAAGAGGCGCTGCAGACGCTGATCGACCAGGGCGCCGTGGCGGCGTTCGATATATCGGCGACGGCGGCGCTGGCCGAGGGCCAGTTGCGATTGCGCGTCAAGGCCTACGAGCAGGACGGGACGCTCGTCGCCTCGCTGAATTTCTCGCTGATGTGGCAGGCGTCGAACGGCGTGCTGTTTCCGCTCGCGCCTTGACCCTTACAAAGAGGCTAGACATGGCTTGGACTGAACAAGACGATGATCGGGTTCGTGATTTTTGCAAGACCGTGGATGTAGGCAAACTCACGAAATGCCCGAAGTGCGGCTTGGGCGAGGAAGGAGCATCGGAAATGATGCTCGCGCACTTTTGCACGCACAAATATTGTCCGTTCCGAGATTGGAAAAAGGAAAAACTGGCCGCCGATAGCGCGGCTGATCCCAACTACGTCGCGCTTGATGCTTGGAAGAAAGACGGTGGTGTGCGCCCAGCCAAACGCCTTGACGGCATCCCAACGCGCATCGACACGAATTGGTTGACGGCAGCCGAATTAGCAACCCGTGAAGCGATGTATGCCGTCGAAAAGGCAGGTGCCAGTCCTGCGTTGACCGATGCCGTTACTTTGCTCTCCAAGGCGCGTGACCGAATTGCCGATCATGTCGAGGGCAAGGAATAGCGGCTGTGCGTCTAAACCGGATAAGCACAGAATCTCGCATCGGCGACGGCGGAGCCCGACATAAATGGCATTCACAACGCCGAGCCTGCTCGACATCTGGACGCGCACCCGCAACGCGATGCGCGCCTATTTGCCGGGCACCGACGCCTGGATAGAGCCGAACAATCTTTCGGTGGTCGGCCGCGCCTTCTCGCTGATCATCGAATCGGTCTACGAGCGGGTCAATTACCTCTACCGCCAGCTGTTCGCATCAAGCGCCGACGGCTATCATCTCGAATATCGCCATGCGTTCGAACTCGGCCTGGCGCGCAAGCCGTCGGCGCCGGCGATCGGCTATGTTTCGTTCCAGCAAACCGCGCCTTTCGCCACCATCCCGGCCGGTTACAATTTCACCGCGCCGAACGGCGTCATCTACGCCTTCCTCGCGACGGCCGTTCCCGACGGCAATGGCAATTGCACGGTGCAAGCGCAGGCGACGACCAATGGCGCGATCACCAATCAGCTGCCGAACACGCCGGTCGTGTTCGCGGCCAATTCGCTTTACCCGTCGATGCCGGGCGCGGGGACGGTCGGGCCGCAGGGAATGGGCGGCGGCGCCGATGTCGAGACCGACGACGAGCTGCGCGCCCGCGTGCTACTGCGCAAGCAGGCTCCGCCGCATGGCGGCTCGGCCTCGGATTATGAACAGTGGGCGCTGGAAGTCCCCGGCGTCACCCGTTGCTTCGTCTCGCCGTTTCTGGTCACCGAGCCGACGCAGGCGGCGGTCCCGCTGACCATTTATCCGCTGTTCGACGACACCCGCGTCAATGGCGTGCCGACGGCGTTCGATCTGCTCGCCGTCGCGCAATATATCGATCCGTTGCGGCCGGTGACCTCGCGCGTCTATCTCGCCGCCGCGCGGCCGACGCCGGTCAACGTCCAGATCTCCAATCTGCAAAACGATTCGCCGACGCTGCGCGCCTCGATCACCAAGAATCTCACGGCGATGATATTCGAGCGCTGCCCCGTCGTCACCGCGTCGAACGCCTTCACGCTGCCCACTCAATGGATTGGTGAGGCCATCGCGCGCAGCACGGGCTATGTGCGCTCCGACCTGGTGCAGCCGCAGGGAACTGAAGTCGCCTTCACGCCGGGTCAACTGCCGATCCTCGGCAATATCGACTTCGGCTCATGACCTTTCCCGCGCCCATCGTTTGCGCGCCGCCGCCGGCGCCGCCGCGGCCGTTCGCCGACGCGCTGACCGCGCCGACCGCTGGGCAGCTGCTGCCGTCGATCATCGCCCAGACGCCGCGCGGACCGGCCTGGCGCACCGACGAAACGCAGGACGCCGACGACAACAGCTTCCAGCATCGCTTCTGGACGGCCGTCGCGACGCCGGTGGCGTGGCTCTATGGCAAGCTGTGGAAGCTGGCGCTGGCCTCGACCGCTTGCACGCTGTCGGGGCCGGAAGACCCCGACAATGACGCGCTGGAGGATTGGGAGGCCGAATGGGGCCTGCCGGATCCCTGCACCGCCTTCGAGACCTTCCCGGTCGCCCAGCGCAAGATCATTCTGCGCTCCAAGATCATGGACCAGGGCGGCCAGTCGATCGCCTATTTCACCTGCCTCGCGGCGTCGCTCGGCTATTCGATCACCGTCGACGAATATATCCCGTTTCGCTGCGGCGTCGGGCGCTGCGGCAAGGACGGGATCGGGCTGGCGATCAACGAGGTTTTCTGGCGCGTCAATATCACGACGCCGACCGTCAGCTATTTTCGCTGCGGCCAGGGGCGATGCGGCCTGACGCCGCTCGGCGCCTTCGGCCGCCATCTCGACCTTGAATGCATGCTCGACAAATGGAAGCCGGCGCACACGCAGATCGTCTTCCGTTATCGCTACACCGGCGGCGCGAATTTCTCGCGGTCGGCCTATTCCGGCAACATTGTCCCTCTCTCGCTCGGGTGATCCATGGCGGCTCTTCAGATCCTCGACGCGGCGGGCCTGCTTCAATCGCTCGCCACCTTCCTCGACCCGAGCGGCGTCAACATGAGCCGGGTGCAGAGCGAAGCGGGCCAATATTCGCATCTCGACATCACCGCCGCGACGCTGGTCAAGGCCGCGCCAGGCCGCGCCTACAAGGTCTCGGTGATCGTCGCCGGTTCGGCGGTGGGCACGCTCAACGATTGCGCGACGACGGGCGCGGCGGCGACGGCGAACCAGGTCGGCGTGATCCCCAACACCGTCGGCGTTTACAGCTTCGACTGGCCGCACGCGGTCGGGATCGTGCTGGTCCCCGGCTCCGGCCAGACGCTGGCGATTTCCTACACCTGATCCGACGATCCTGGAGCCGCCCCGTGAAATATCTTCAACCATTCGATCAGCCCTCGAATCCGGCCGCGCCCTTTGTCGACATGAACGCCGCCGCCGGCGTCGACGGCTCGGTGCCGCCGGCGGCGTTTTTCAATAACGTGCAGGCGGAACTCCTCGCGGTCATCACCGGCGCGGGGCTCACGCCCGACGGGGCGCAACTCAATCAGCTTTATCAGGCGATTCTCACGCTGATCCCGACGCCGAGCGGCGCGCCGTCCGACGCCTCGCTGGTGCATTACGGCGTCGATTCCGGCCTCGCCAACGCCTATATTCTGACGCCTTCGCCAACCTGCGCCGGCGTCGGCGTCGGCTTCACGATCTTTTTCCTCCCATTGAATCCGGTCACCGGCCCCTCGTCGCTGACCATCAATCTGACGCCGAGCGGCAATGTCACCAAGAACCTCACGCGGCCGGACGGCACGCCGCTTCAGAATGGTGACGCGGCGGCCGGCAAGCTCAACGCCGCCGTTTTCGACGGAACCGCGTTTCGTCTGGCGTTGCCGACCACGCGCGTCGTCTCCGACGGCGTGACGATCTCCGGCGACGGGTCGCCTGGCGCGCCATTGGCGGCGATTGGCCAGGGAGGGCCCGGCACCGACGTCGGCCAATGGATTTGCATAATGGTCGGCTTGACCGGGAGCACAGCTTATCATCTGAGCAATCCGGTCGGCCTGACGATAGGTCAGGTCGTCACCGCCGCCCAAATCATGAGTGGAACCGTGCCGTTTTCGGGCGACAGCACGCAATACATGCAAAACGAATCCGGCTACGACCTCGGCGGCAATAATTACGGCGAGGCCACGTCATATCAATCATGGTTCGGGTCATTGACCGGAGACTGGAAAATCTCCGGTTGGTTTGTCAATCGCCCGAACTGGACTTGCTTGCAGATTTTCTTAACCAGAATTTCCTGAACCGAGGCGGCTGAATGCCCACGCAAATCGTCGTCGACATCACCGACTCGGCCAATCTCGACGCCTGGGGGTTGCATCCGGTCTCGGGCGGCGCATGGACCGCCGGCGATTACGCCAAGGGTTCGGTCGCGAGCTATGGCGGCGCGCTGTGGTTCGCGACCACGCAGACCTCGGCGACGCCGGGCGTCGGACCCGACTGGGCGCAACTGCTGGCGTCGCCGTGGGCCGGAGTCTTGGCTTGGGCGGCGTCGACGGCCTATAGCGCCACCGCGCCCGCGTCGCTGGTGATCTATAGCGGCACGACCTATGTCTGCACGACGTCCCACACCAGCGGCGGCTCGTTCGACCCGACCAAATGGACGGCGCTGGCGCTGGCCGCCGTCGGCGCGATGCTGCCGCTCGGGACATGGAACGCCAACACCAATTCCCCGGCGCTGGCCTCCGGAACGGGAACGGCCGGTTATCTCTACGTGGTGTCGACGGCCGGAACGACCGCGCTCGACGGCATAACAAGCTGGAACGTCGGCGACTTCGCCTATTTCTATAATGGCGTCTGGAACAAGCTGCGCGGCAAGACCGTAAATTCGAGCGACATCGCCGACGCCACTGCTTTTGGCCGCGCATTGCTCATCGGGGCAAGCGCGGCGGCGCAGCGCGCGGCCTTGGGGCTCGCGATGGTCGCGGCGTCGGGAGCCTATGGCGACCTGTCCGGCACGCCGGCGCCGGTGACGGTGCCTCCGCAATTCGTGGTGCGCCAGACCGTTGCCGCCGGCCCGGTCGACGCCAACGGCCTGCCGACGCTGTTCCCGGCGACATTCGGCTCGCTCGCGCTGACGACGCAGAACGTCTCGTCCTCGGCCCCGTTCGTCGCCACGGCGGCGCAAGGCTTCACGTCGCAAGGGCCAACGGATTACGGCTTCGGCTCGACGTCGAATCTTTCCTGGTCGAGCCTCACCGCCAATTCGACGCTCTATTTCTATGTCAACGCCAGCACCGGTGCGAAGGGCTTCACCTCGCACCAGCCGATCTATCAATGGGGCGGGACGCCGAGCACGACGAACGGGCAATTCACCTTCAATATTTCCCAGATGACCGGCTACATGGGCAATGGCTCGATCGCGCCGGCCACGCCGCTGGTGTTCGTCGGCGAATGCGTCACCGGCCCGTCGACGGTGACCAGCGCCAAGGCCTATGCATACAATGGAATTTACGAGGGGCCGTGGAACGCGACGCTGCCGACGCCATCGGGAACCCCGACGAATTTCAATCATAATCTGGGCCTCGTCCCTGACGAGGCCGAAATCTACATCCAATGCCTGACGGCGAATAATGGCTATTCCGTAGGCGACGTCATGCCGTTGCGGGGAAATACAATCAGTTATCCGCAGGCAATTGTCGCCGTCGATCGCAACAGCGCCAATTGGGCGACGACGACCGGGCAAAACTATTCGATGCTAGACAAATACGGCGCCAGCACCATAGCGCTCACCACGTCGCAATGGGCCTATCGTCTCAAGGCGGCGCGGGGCTGGTGATGGCGAGCTATTGGATCAGCGCCGTCGACGGTTCGATCTACGCGGGCGACATGCGCGTTGGCGACAGCGCCGCCACATCGGGGCAAGTCGCCGCCTGGCAAGCGGCGCTGGCCGCCGCGCGGCCCCCGACGACGCTGCAAATCGTCTCGACCGGCGCGCCGGCGCTGAATGGGACATATTCGATCACGCCGCCCGTTCAGGACGACCTGACATCGGAGGTCGCCTCCATCCTGGCGACCGGCGAGTTCCTCAACGGAACGGCCTCGCTGGCGTGGCCCGACGCATCCGGCGCGTTCCACACCTTCACCGTCGCCCAGTTCCAGAGCTTCGCCGAAGCGATCGGCAAATTCGCCTCCGCCGTCGTCGTCGACGAGCAGACCGGCTCGACCAGCTGGCCGGCGCAGCCGGTGACCATTCCTTAAACCTCGGGGACCCGATATGAACTTCTTGACGCGGCTCGCCGTCGCGGCGCTGGCGCTCGCCCTCGCGGCGATCGGCCCGGCGCTGGCGACGACCTACACCACGCAATATTCGCCGACCAACGGCGCCTATATCTCGTTGGGCTCGGGGCCGTTGCAGGTCAGCCTGAACAGCGTCGCCGGCGTCTATCTGATCGTCGCCGACGCGCAGCCGTCGGCCAGCGCGCTCGGCGAGCCGCTCGATCTGTCGCAACCGGCGACGCAGCCGCGGGTATTCAACACGACCTCGCAGGTATGGGCGCGGGCGATCCAATCCGCCGGGGCGACCCTGCAGGTGACCAACGGCCTCGCGGGTTCGGCCGCTACTCCGCTGTCAACGGTCGATGGCGTCCGCACGCCCCTTGGGGTTTACCAGGTCAGCGTGACGACGGCGGAAACCTTGGCGACGGCGATTGGGGCCTCAATCCCGGCCGGCGCGACCTTGGTTTACATCGAGCCTGAAATCGGGGGCGCCGACATTCGCTATCGCGACGACGGCACGGCCCCGACCAATAGCGTGGGCGTGAGGATTTCCGCCGGCGTCGCGTGGCCTTACGTCGGCTCGCTTTCCGCAATTCAGCTCGTGTCGCAGTCCGGCGCCGCCGCGACCGTCAATCTCGCGTTTTACAAGTGAGGATGCGCCGATGCTTAGCCCGATAGCTCCTCCATTTAGCCTTGGCCAAGCGGCCGCCCTGCGTCTTGCTCAAAAGACAGTCGATCAACGCGCCCCGGATAATAACGACGACGTGAACGCCGGGTATCTCGTAAACGATTATTGGCAGTTCGGCGGGAATGTCTGGAAATGCGTCCGTAATACGGCGGGCGCCGCCGCGTGGCAAACGCTCTATAATAATTCCGCTCCGGTCGTCGACGCCGTTGGTGTGGCCGTTCTTTGCGCATACGGCATAAAGAAGCTTGTTAATTCTTACAGCGGACCTTGCGTTAATATCGTGCGCGCTTCGGACGGCGCTAACCTTGACGTGGGGTTTCTTTCGAGCGGTTGGATAGACTGGGATAGCGCGTCCGCGTTCATGGCGAATACGTCTTTGGTATCCGCGACTTGGTATGACCACTACAGCACTGCGAACCACGCCACGCAGCCCACGGCGGCGAACCGGCCTACCATCGGCAAGCACTTCCTTGACGGTCGCCCCGCGATCAGCATGGACCAAACGTCGGGCACCGTTCAATACTTCGTTCTGCCATCGGGGGTCGCGGTAACACGGGAAAACTTCTCGGTCGCCTGTATCGGAATGCCAGGTGGCGACGGGCAATTGGAATGGGACCTTTCGTCCAATGGAACGCTGACCTCTATCAGATTCGTTGGCGTCCCGACCATCCCCTCTTACACCTTCGTGAAATCCGATGGCACGGTCTATAACGCTCAAGCACAATACAGCGGCAGGACTTGCCTCGCCGGATTGATTAGCGGCGCGTCCGGCTACACTTCGTTCACGAATACGGATCAAGTAACCGGGGCCGCGTTCTCCACGACAGCCGTATCCGCCGGCGGATTGATCGGCGAGAGCAATCTTGGCGGCATTGGGGTTTTTCAGGCTGCGGCGCTTTGGCAGGGCTTCATCGTCTGGAATTCCGCGCTGACCACGGCGCAACTGACCACGCTTCAACTCGCGACGTTCTGTGCTTTCGACATCAAGCCGCAAATCCGGGAGAATCTTGTTCTCGTAGGCGACAGCATCTTGTATGGCCAAAAGGCGCAGATCGACAATTTGCCGCAAAAGCTGGCCCCGCTGCTCGCCCGCCCCATGCGCATCATTAATCAGGGCGTCCCTGGCGCGACATGCGTTTCCGCGCAGGCATACACCGCCGCGTGGCTTGCCCAGAGCTATCGAGCGGGCGCGACCAACATCGCGGTTGTCTGGCTCGGCACGAACTCCCTCGCCGCCACGCCAACTCAAGAGGCGCAGGTGTGGGCGGATTTGCAAACCCTTTGCGGCATTGTTCGCGCCGCCGGTTACAAAATCGTGCTGGTCACGATGCTACCGCGCGACATAGGCGGCGGAGATACATATAGGCAGGTATTCAATCCGCTGGTAACTGCCGGGTGGGCGAGCGTGGCGGATGCGCTGGCTGACGTAGGCTCGGACCCGACGATGGGGCCATACGCGGCTATCGGGAACAGCGCGCTTTATCCCGACGGCCTGCACTCGAGCGGGCTGGGTTACGATTATCTCGCGCCGACGATTGCGGTGCCAGTCAACAAGCTGCTGTTGCAGAACGTGGCTTAAAAGCACGCCGCCGCCGATCATCGGGAAGCAGCCATGCGTCGACGCGGCGCGGATTTCGTCGAGACCCTCCTCGCCGCGCCGACGTTGATCGGCCTGCCGCTCGCCGCGGCGGCGATCATCCTGCGCGCCGCGTGCGGGCGTTCGAACAAGAGGAAGGCGCGATGACGCTCGCCGGCTTTTGTTTCCTCGCCGCCGCGGTGATCGTCGGCGCGCTGGTGTTCGATTGGGCGCGGCGCGATTCCGCGAAGCCGCGCCCCGTCGTCCTCTCCGACCGCGCGACCTGGCGGCGTCCGCGCCGCGCGTTGATCGAGCGCGCCGCGATCCAATGCTTCTATCTCGCCTTCACGCTCGCGGCGGTCGTCGCCGCGCTTCACTTCGCCGAGGCGTTTTGATGCGCGGCTTTCTCTGGCTCGTCGTCATCGCGTGGCTGTGCGCCTTCGCGGCCTCGCTCGCCGCGCCGCTGTTTCGCTAGCGCCGGCTCCGAGCCCCCAACTTTCCCCGCCAAACAAGGAACGGCCGCGATGACCGATTGGTTCTTCGTCGTCAAGCGCATCGCGCCGCAGGCGCATCTCGATATCGCGCACGGGCTCGCCGACCTCTTCCCGGCGCTATGCGCGCGGTTCGAGCTTTCGACGCCGCTGCGCCAAGCGCATTTCCTCGCGCAATGGGCGCAGGAGACGGACGGCTACACGCATCTGACCGAGGAAGCGAGCGGGCGCGCCTATGAAGGACGCCGCGACCTCGGCAACACGCAGGCCGGCGACGGCGAGCGCTTCAAGGGGCGCGGTCTGTGCATGCTGACCGGCCGCGCCAATTACGCGCGGCTGTCGAAGGCCCTCGCGGTCGATTTCCTGTCGCGGCCGGAGATCGTCGCGTCGTTCCCGCACGCAGCCAATGTCGCCGGCGTGTTCTGGAAGGAGCATTCACTGAACGTCTTCGCCGATCGCGACGACATCAAGACCATAACCCTGCGCATCAACGGCGGCCTCAACGGCTTCGCCGATCGCGCGGTCTATCTGCGCCGCGCCAAGCAGGCGATCAAGGGAGCCTGACATGCACAAGACAATACTAATTATCGTGGCTTCGGCATTGTGCGGGCTTGGGCGTTTCACGATACCCGGCCATGGCCTCGCTGGATGGCCAGGTCTCTATGAGACGCTGGCTCATATTTTCGTCGGCGTCTTGCTGGTGCTGGCGTGGAGCGGTGATTTCAGAATCCTATCGCGCCTGGCGCTCGCGGCGCTGATCGTTCTCGAAGTCGTGATGTTCAAGATCGACAACGTGCATGCATCTGAGCGGAGCTACGGCGACCTCTATGCCTTTTGCGATTCCACTTGGACTAAGAACTGCGACATCCACGTGCTGATGCTCAAGGATGTGTGCGAGGGGACCGTGCAAGACTACACGGATAATTCGTCGCGCTTTTGGTGCGAGCGCGTGGATGCTGCGACGCGCGACGCCTACCTCGAAACGCTTGAGCCGCAAATCCGCGAAAAGACATTCGAGGCTTGGCGCGAGGGGCGCTAACGAAATTCGTCGTTTTCGGCCGAAGACGACGCGTCCGCGCCGGGCGGTTCCCCGGTCAATCGAGGATTCCTTATGACCAAGTTTTATCACCTCCTCGCGGGGCTCGCCCTCGCGTTGGCGCTGCTGTTCGGGCCTGTGATCGTTCCCGGTCCCGCCTTCGCCGCCGACCTTCCCAACAGAAAGGCCGCTCCCGCGCCCGTTCCGATCCAGGCGCCGGTGGTCTCCTGGACCGGGCTCTATTTCGGCGTCTCCGGCGGCTACGCCTTCGACTCCGCGCCGACGATGAATCTGGAAGCCTATAACAGCGGCGTCGGGACCGGGTTTCAGCCCTACGCCTACGCCAGCGGCGCGACCGCCGTTCTCAACAACCGCGCCTTTTTCTTCAGCCCGAATCTCGGCGCCAATTATCAGGCGGGTAACTGGGTGCTGGGGCTCGAGGCTTCCGCCGACCTGCCGGTGGGCGGCGACGAAAAGTCCGTGACCTTCGCGACGCCGGCGCTGCTCGCCGGCTATCCCGCCGTCGCGCAGATCGGCTCCGGCTGGTCCTTCCGGCTCGACGGAACCGGCAAGGTCGGCTGGCTCGTGACGCCGACGTTGCAGGCCTACGCCGGCGGTGGTCCGTCGATGTTGAAGACCAATTCGAGCGTCTACGCCGGCAGCCCCTATAACGTCGCCAGCGGCTTCGGGACGCAGGGGCCGACCTTCATGGGCTGGCACGCCAAGGGCGGCGTCGAATGGATGGCGATGCCCGGCTGGAGCGTGAAGCTCGAATATGATCACGCCGACTGGGGCTCGCACACCGTCGCGGGCGCCGGGCTGCTCTATGGCGCGACGCCGGCGTTGTTCGCGGCGCAGCAGTCGCAATTCCTCGGAACCAAGCGCTTCACCGAGGAGAGCGTGCGAATCGGCCTGACCTATCACACCAATTTCCTTGGCGGCAATAACGGGCTGTTCTTCGTGCCGACCGGCAACATCGCCAACGACATCGCGACGTTCAACGGCAATCTGACGAGCGGGGCCGCCGGCATCAACGGCGCGATCTCGAACGCGCTGCCGGCCGGCGCCCTGTCCTCGGCGGTCGCCAAGGCGGGGCTCTAAGCCCGATTGTTTTCCGCGCGCGGGGCGAGTGGGCCCCGCGCGCTCGACCTTCATAAACGGGAGAAGACGATGAGTTGGTCAGTCAGCCGTATGGGCTTTTCCTCCGCCGTGGCGGAGAAAATAGCGAAAGACTTTGATGGGATTCACGGACTGCATGAGCCGGAGCAGTCGCTGAAAAATGGCGCGGCAGCGATCGTCGCGGCGGCGCTGGAAACTTATCCGCCTGAGTTCGCGGTCAAAGTGAGCGCTTCCGGCTCACAGGGTAAGCTCGATTGGAATAAGGCGGACAGTCCAATGGTCAACGGCTTGAAACTGGAAATCGAACCGCTTTGGAACTTCGAAAAATAATTGATCGCAGATTCGCGCGGGGCGAATGGTCCCGCGCGCTTTTTTCTCGTTCGGAGCGAGGCTTAAATGGATTTGCTTCACATCGTCGCGGCGATCGCCAATCCGATTCGCTGGGAGAGCCGCATTCATCTGGCGCGCCTGGCGATCGAGTCCTGGCTCGACGAGCCCAATGTTCACGTCACGCTGGTCGAATGCGCCTATGGCGCGCGGCCGCACGAGCTGGCGGGTCTCGCCGGCCCGCGCGTCACGCATGTTCCCGTCCGCGCCCGCACGCTGGTGTGGAACAAGGAATGCCTGCTCAATCTCGGCATCGCGCGGCTCCCCGATGGCGCCGCCCATGTCGCGACGCTCGACGCCGACATCACCTTTCGCAAGCCCGGCTGGGCCACCGAGACGCTGCACGCGCTGCAGCTCTATCCGGTCGTGCAGCCGTGGTCGACCGCCTATGACCTCGGCCCCAACGACGAACATATCCAGACGCATCGCAGCTTCTGCCGGGTGTTCCACGAGGGCGGCCCGGTCACGAGCAAGGGCGCGGCCTTCTGGCAGTCGGACGGCGGCCCCTATTGCTATCCGCATTCCGGCTATGCCTGGGCCTGGACGCGCGAGACGCTCGACCGCATCGGCGGCCTGTTCGAGCAGGGCGGCATGGGCTCGGGCGATCATCACATGGCGCTGGCGCTCGCCGGCCAAGCGGAGCGCTCGCTTCCCGCCAACGTCAACGGTGCCTATCGCGCGGCGGTGATGCGCTGGCAGGCCCGCGCACAGGCGCATGTCAACGGCAAGCTCGGCTACGTGCCGGGCGGCATCGAGCATCTGTTCCACGGCCGCAAGCAGGACCGCGCCTATGTCGGCCGCTGGGAGACGTTCGTCCAGCACGACTTCGACCCGATCGAGGACTTGAAGCGCAACACTTTTGGCGTGCTCGAATTCTCCGGCGCCAAGCCCGATCTGGAGCGCGCGTTCGACCGCTATCTGCGTTCGCGCAACGAGGACGTGAACGCGCTTTAACCCCTCTTCCCCCTCAAGGATAAAATCATGGTCAAGACGCTGATCCATCCGTTGACCGGCAAGAGCTACAAGCTCGGCCGCAAGCGCCCGGCCATCCGCCGTCCGCGGCTGTTCCTGCGCGATTATCTGGCGCCGCCGCTGCCGCCGCCGCCCGCGGCTGTCTATTATTCCAGCGAGGCCCCGGCCGTGCTGGCGCAGGTGCTGTGCAACGACCGGCTCGGCTGCTGCACCGCCAGCGGCGCGTTCCATATCGACGGCGTGATGCTCGGCGTAGCGGGCGCGCCGGTCACCTGGAGCGACGAACAGGTGGAGGCGTTCTACGCCCGCTCGACCGGCTATGTGATTGGCGATCCCGCGACCGACAATGGCGGCGACGAGGAGACCGTGCTCGGCTACTGGCGCGACCACGGGCTGCTGGCCGACGGGACGCACAAGATCGCCGGCTATCTTTCGGTCGACGCCGCCAATCTCACCGAGATCAAGACGGCCTTGTGGCTGTTCGAGAATCTCTATTTCGGCGAGGAGCTGCCGAGCGCCTACGTGGACCCGATGCCGTCCGGCTCCGGCTTCGCCTGGGACGTCGCCGGCGCGTCCGACCCGAACAACGGCCATTGCTTCGTGGGCGTCGGCTATGGCCTCGCCGGCGTCACGATCGATACATGGGGCATGATCGGAATACAGACCTGGGCGGCGGTCGAGAAATACGTCGCCAACAGCTATGGCGGCGAGCTGTGGACGGTGATCTCGCAAGACGCGCTGGCCCGCGCGACCGCCAAGACGCCGGCCGGGCTCGATTGGACCGGGCTCGTCGCCGACTTCGATGCGCTCGGCGGCAAGATCGCGGCCTGACCCACTGGAGCGCCAAAAATGCGAAAAACCATCGCCTCACATACCCCGGCCGAATCGAGCTATCCGCCGTTCATTTCGGTCGACGACGTGGGCAACGCCATCGTCGTGACGATCCGCGGCAAAAGGGTCCGCGACGACGCGCGCGGCTACGACCTCCCCGGGCCGCTGGCCGAGATGCGCCTCTCCGACGCCGAATGGGCCGATCTGGTGACGGCCTGCAATCTCTATAAGCGAGGGACCCCATGAAGTTTCCGACCATCGATCCCAGGACCGGCCTCGTCGTCGCCGGCGCGGTCGCCGTGCTCGACGCGATCGCCAAGGGCACGCTGGCGCTGCCGGATTACATCCCGGCGGCCGCGACGCACGCGATCCAGCAGACCGACGCCTTCATCGTCGGCGTGTTCGTGCTGGCGGTCGCGCCGCTGATCAGCGCGCTGTCGTCGGATAAGGCTGGGCCGCTCGTTCCGCCCAAGGCTTGATCGAACACGGAGCGGCGCGCGAAGATGCAGGAAAGAGCGGTCCAGGAAAGAGCGATCAACGAGCGCGTAGCGTCGCTCGAAAAGGACAATGAGCTTTGCGAGAAGGACCGCCGCGACCTATGGGCGGCGATCAACGAACTAAGGCCGCTGCCCGAGCGTCTTGACTCCCTGGCCGCGACGGCCGAGCGGATCGAGCGGCTCTGCGAGAACAAGGAAGTTCGCGTCACCGCGCTCGAGCGGGCCGACATCATCACCAAGACCCAGCGCAACATCGCCATCGGCGTCGCCGGCTTCATCGCCGCTGGCGTTGGCGGCGTGGCGATGTGGATCGTGACGAACGTCGGTTGGCCGGCTTTGAAGAAGGCGCTCAACATCGGGTGAGCGTGTTGCGTTAATTACGGGATTTTCCGGCAATTAAGCCCCGTCGATCGAGAGGTCGGCGGGGCTTTTTGCGTTTTAGGTTCAACCGGGCGGGAACTCATTAGCGCAAAGGAAAAGGTAGTTCGGCGAGACACCAAGCCTGCCCGCGAGCGAGTGGAGAGCGGCGGCAATCTCGCGCCTCTGGGTTTCGCCGCGCCACTTCCCATTCCTCGTCTTTCCGCTCGCCGACGCGAAAGAGCGCGCATAAGAAGCGCTCACGCCATATTCGGCGCCGAGGGATTTGCTGGTTTCACCCGCCAAATATCTCGCCATCATCTCATCGCGCTTTTGTGGATCAATCTTCGACGCCGGTCTCGTCATCGCCATCACCTCCTCATCGCGGCTGGGGTTTTGCGTTTTATGGGAACGTCGAACAATCAAAGTTAGGCTCGGGTGGAACGCTGTCGAGCCATTGACGATACGCGCCGAAAAGTCGCTCCGCCTGCCCATAGGACATTGTGATTTGGAGGTCGCCGAGCTGAAGGCAAATATTTCCGTCATCAATCCAGAATGTGCCATCTGGAAGATCGTCGCCCCGATAATCGGCAATCCCGTCGGTCAAATCGATCATGACCTGAGCCAAGGCTTACCTCCTCATCGCGTGGCAAACCGCGCGCTCCAGCTGGTCCTTGTCGAGAGACTCGGGTAGCGGCTCCCATTGCATGTTGAACGGCGCATCGGCCCCGCCAAAGCAAATCGGCTCGATATGGTCGACGATCCAGCCGGGGCAACTCCCGCGCGTCGCGCCGGTCGACGGGCAAGGATGCCCCTCCCGAAACGCCATCCGCGCCCACCCGGACCGATGCGCCTTCGCGGCCACCGGCGGAGCGAGCGCCAGGACGCCGGCGAGAATCAGGAACACAACGGCGACGAAATGTGCCGACTCCCGTGCCAAGACGAACCGCGTCCGTTCACGTCCAATGCGCCCAATGCGCGGGCCAAAAATAGCGATAACCCTCTGAAATGGCGGAAGGGGTGGGATTCGAACCCACGGTGGAGTTTCCCCCACGGCGGTTTTCAAGACCGCTGCCTTAAACCACTCGGCCACCCTTCCATGGCGATCATGCGATATATCACCTTCGCCATTCGCG